AGAGACCGTCCGGGCGATGGTCTGGGTGCACCAGTTGCCAAGTCGTGCCGAGTAGGGCGAGCCCGGCTGCTGCCGGATTTTGAGGATTTTGACGTCATGCATGTAGAGCTCTGTGAGGATCGGACGGATATACTCGTCCGGAACCGCGTTGATTTCATGCAGGTGCAAGACCGGGTTGACGATGAGCCAGTGGTCGCTGGCCTGAATGTAGCCGAACGCCATGACGTGACGCGCCCAATTCGGAGACAGGACATCAAACCACGCCTGGCGCTTGCGACCGACAAACGCCACATACCAGATGGTCGGCCGGAACGGAGTGCTATCGGTCGCATAATCCATCAGACGGCCTCGTATGTCTTCTCGAAGATGTCTGGCTTGCAGGGGTAGATCTCCCCATTGACGCCCTGCAGGATCATATCGTCCGAGTTGGCAAAATGGTCGCCCTCGAGCGTGCTGATCATCAGCCCATGAGGCGTGATCGAGAATATCTTCTCTGCCTCGATGGCCTCGACCGCCCAATTTGGCAGATCCTTCTGACGCTTGCCGGACTGTGCGATGACGTCAGCGGCCGGGACGGCCTCGATGACAACGGGTTTCTTGCGATAGCGAGCCATTACGCTCTCCTTTTGCTGCGGGAACGCCAGACAGTGCTGTTCCCTGTGTAGGACTTCGGTTTCGGTTTGGTCTGGTTCTTCGGCCGGACGATTCCCTCGCCCTCGCCGCCACCCAGGAATGCGTACTCGGCAGCTTCCATGACGTCGGCGAGCGAATTTTTCTTGTCCACGACCTCTTCGACGCGCATCCCGTCCGGGGTTTTCTGGGATTTCATGGTGCAGCCGCCATCGAGCGCCATGATCAGCGGTCCACAATTCTGCTTGTCCACGATCAGCCGCGGTGCGCCGGTGTCGGTTCGGCCTTTCAGCAGGCTGATTGTCGCCTCACGGCGCAGGGATGGATCATCCTTGCCGCCGGGCGTCCGGAATTTCAGCCCCTTCGCGCCCATGATGTCGAACGCGGTATCTTCCTGGCGTACCATGCCTTCGCCACCTTGGGCACCGAATCGGGTCTGGCCGTAGGGATCGCCCCAGCCGACAAATCCGGTTTCCTTCCAGAACGCGAACCGGGAATTGAGGATGGCCAGCACCTTGTCAGCAAGGTTGGACACCCCCAGCCCGTTCGACTGGATCGTGTAGAGGGCCTGCCAGCGGTCTTCCCATTGCTGCAGCAGATGGATGCAGCCATGAACGCCCGGGTCATAGCCGGCGATCATCGGCAGGTGGTCGAACGCCTCGATCCGGTCCACCACATGAACGCCGCGCAGGAATTGCGTATATCGGGGGAAACCTTTGCGCATCGGCACGACCTTGTTCATCAGATCCCGCCGCACATCGTTATAGGTCCGGCCGGACAGTTCCTGGCGGACACCTTTCTCGCCAATGTGTGGAAGGTTCTCTGCTTCGGGATTGACCTGGAACTCGACAAAGCGGTTCGCATCGTCGCGGATCTCGATCACCGCAGCCGGCTGTTCGAAGAACTCCCAATCATCCGGGCATTGCATTTCGAACTTCTGCTCGTCGGTCCAGTCCAGCGGGATCGGGGTCTTGCCCCGCATGTAGTAGCCCCAATACTGATGGGTGGCCGGCGCGTTCATGTCGCCCACCATCCACTTTTCTCGGTTGTAGGCCGGACAATCCTTCTTGGCCGGATAGCGGCCGGTACGCGAGTAGAGCTCCTTGGCGATCGAGAGCGGCATGAACTGGATCTCGTTGCCCCATGCGCCGGTCCACTCGGTCGACTTGAGATCCTTGATCGCCTTTTCCGGGTTGTTGAAGTCGAACGCGCGGAATTCCACGATGCAGCGCACGTCCAGAAACTCGATCGTGTGGATCACCGGCTCGCTGCCGGTCATCTTGCCGTAGACTTCTTCGGGGAACCATTGCACCCAGGTCTTGATCGTGGAGCCCTTCAGGTTCGGATAGGTGTCGCGCACGACGATGAACTTGGAGTGCCGCAGGCCATCCTTGCCGCGCGGGATCGTGCACATTTTCTTGTAAACTTCGGAGGCGGACCAGACGGATTTTCCGCTATTGACCGGGCCTTCGACAATTCGGCATGACGCCTTCGAGAGAGAAGCCGCGTCCAGGACCGGCGCATACTCGAAGGAAATTACGTCACCCATTTCTCCGAGGTTTTCTCCTGCCGGGGCGGTCAACTGGCCGGCGGGTCTTGGGGTTGAGGCGGCGCTTTCCACCTATCACCGTCACGACCACGCCGTTCTGGATGACGAATATGCACCCGAAGGCCCGGTGGCGCGCCGCACCGGCCCGGATCTTGGCCAGAAGCGCCTCAGACATCATTTCTTCCTGAAGCTCGTCCACCTCGTGCAGGGGGAGTTTGTCGCAAGGCGGGGTGCCATACCGGGCTTCCTTGAAACGGTGGGCCGCGTGCAGGGTGATGTACGCGCAGGGTGAGGCCGAAGACATGGCGTGATCAGGCATTGCCGTTCAGGTGAATGTGGCGGCGCAGGATGCGCTGCTTCTTCTTCCGGATCATCCTGTCAGCATGGCTTTCGTCCGGCTCTATCCCAATCAGAAACGGATCACCCCGATGGGAGCGTGTTCCCTCTGGCAGCTTTTTGGCTGGCGCTGGCTTCGGGTCCGGTGACGGCTTCATCGCGGCGAGGCCCGCAACCAGTGCGCTTAGCGACATTCCATGCATCAGTACCTTCTTCATCACTGATCTCCGTACTGATAGAAGGCCGTGAACTCGCGGGCCGCTGCAACGATCTCTTCGGGCTTTACGTTTTGTTGCGATTGCGCCCAGAGCATTGCGTCGGCCATCGCCTGGGTCCGGACCTTATCGATCGGATCTTCACCGAACGGCTTCGGCTCACCGGCCAAGAACGACGAATAGACACGATCCTCATTGCGCTCCGGATCGCCCAGAACGCGGTGAAGTGCGGTTTCGTCTTCCGAGCCGAGGATCATTCCCGGATGGATTACGCCTTCCATATGCGCGTCCAGCATCTCCAGCACGCGCGACAGGTCCGGATTTCGCAACATCGCCGCGTAAGCGTATGCAAAGGCCGTCGATCGCATCGGGTTCAGTCCACAGAAGAACGTGACCTGCACCGCCTCTTCGCCCGGCTGACGAATGTTCACATAGGCTTGGCGCCCCTCGATCTGGACAGAGATCTCATCCTGACCGTCAGCCGGCATTTCCTCGCCGACTTCGGGGAAGTCCTCATCGAACTGTTCGCCCAACCGCGCCGCAGTATCCTCGTTGACTGTGGCTTGGGTTTCGACCGCTTGCCGCGCCGGCCCCGTCCCTGCCACGAACGCATCCTCCGGCAATGTTCCATCATCCATGATCGTGTCTCCCTTTCGGATTTCGATAATGTCGATATTTGCAGGAAGCGCAACCCAAAAAATAACCCCAGACGCGAAAACGTCCGGGGTCACAGTGGGGGTGTTGAGGCTTCTGAGGGGGGTCGCAACCTCAATATCGACATTGATCCGATATTTTCGATACGTCAAGAAGAAAATTGGGTGCAGGGAGAGGATTCGAACCTCCGACCTTCGGATTATGAGACCGACGCGCTACCTCTGCGCCACCCCACACCACCCCGAAAAAGGGAAGGAATTCCAACGCTCATGCGCGATGCCAAACTCCCTCCCCCGACCTTGCGGTCTTTTTCACGGCCAATTTGGCCTCTCGGGTATGAACCATCGGTAGCATCGATATTACCCGGTATCAAGCCTTGGATCGAAAAATCATACCAGCGGTATCTGAGACGTCACCCATGCCGTCGCGTAGCCCCAATTCAGCACACGCCACGGGACAGCCCCCTACCCGCCTATCCGGCCCTCAAGCTGACCGCTCGTCCTGGTGAAGGTCACACGCCATTCCAGATCAATCCCGGGCACATGCGGCAACTCGAAGAGGTGCGAAGCATCCGTGTCCGCAATCTCCGCCACCTGACTGATCTCAGTCGTGTCGCCAACCTCACGACACTCGATCGCCGCCGTGCCAACCCATGTGCCCCAGAACCGCACCAGAGACTTCTTCACGTCTGACGTCCAGTCGCTGCTACCCGTTGCCGAAAGCGAAATGTCCATAGCCCAGATCCTCGTTGTGTGGACAAGAGGATGAGGGAACGACCGCCCCGAGCCTACGCACTGAAACGTCTTGAGGGTCAGCAAAAGTTGGGGGACGGATACCCATCGGACACGGGAGCGGCGCGATTTTGCCCCCCGCCCCGGCTTTTTGAAGAGACCCCCCCACCCCCTCGATTTGCATTCTGACTCTATGCCAGCAGTCAGAACGCGCGGCGCAATCCCCAATAGATACTACAGTTTGAGCATGACCGGTTAGCCTGATACCTTATCAGCAGTCAGACCATTAACAACGCGCACCAGCTTAGACGCATCACCAGCGCCACCCTCACTAAGCCCCTCATTCTGCAGGGTTTTCCTGAATTCGTTCGCGGCCTGGTGTGGGAACTTGTTGTCTTTGCGATGCACGGCCTGCTGCTGTAACTCATCCATCTTGGCCAGTGCCAACGTGCGCGCGCGAGTGGCGGCGGCTTTGAGTGCAGGGAAGGTATCCTTCCACTCATCCCACGTATCCCGTGAAATACCCAATTGAGCGATCATCATGGCCTGTGTCATGCCGAGCGACCCCAATGCCACGACCTTATCGGGCAAGTCGGCTGAATACTCTGTCATTTCGGGCGGAATGGCATTCAGGACCACACCGGGCGCGTGAATGGCGAGTTGTTGCAGGGCTTGGCTTAGTTCTTTCTCGAGTTCTTCGATACGAGCCTGCAATGCGGCGTTGGCTTCACGTTGAAGGGGTTTACCGGCCATTGGTCATGATCCCGCTGCGCGGCGCTGGCGCGCCTGTGTCTCTGTTGTCTCTAGCATTGTCTCTAGCATCTATGGCGTTTTGTCTATCGCTTGGGGGTTTTGTTCGATATTTTCGATTGCAATTGCTCGATATGTTCGATATTATCGAATGCATGGGACGGGCTCATTTCCCCGCTCATGTTGTTTGACATCGTTAGGGACAAGTCGAAACACGGCGCGCCGGGCCTCTCCAGCCCATGTCTAAGCGCGTGCCGTGTCGCCTGGTGATTGATCGCGCTGGGCCTGAAGAGACAGATCACACTCAATGGAGATTGAATTATGCGTTTTGCACTTATGGCACTCGCCGCGCTGATGGGCGTGAAGGTCATGGCTACATTGCTGGCCCTGTGGCCCTTCGCAACTCTATTCGCACTTGCTGTCGCCGTTGCCCTCATCGCATCCGTGAACCTGGTTCAAGGTCACTGGCATGACGGGAAAGACGCCAATTAGTCGAAACCGGGCTCCGGCCCGGTCTGCAGCATCTGGCCTAGCTGCACTGATGAGACAGGCCAATTACCTACAATGGAGATTGAACTAATGACGTACCCAATTAAACCGGGCGAAGCGCTGGCGCAATTTAAGGCGCAAGACATCGCCTGCCGAGGGGTTCGGACGATTGGCGAGGGCGTCACGCGCAGAGTCTTCGCCTACTTCGCCGAGGGAGACAACCAAGCCTGCGATGAAATGCGCGCGGTGCTGAAGTGCCTCGGATGGCGGTTTGTGAAGGTGCACAAGCCTTCAGGCTTTGAACGCCTACCGTGCGCGGAATTTGAACCGATCTAATAGTCGAAACGCCCTCCGGGGCGTCTGTCAGGGCTCGCGGCCTGGCACTGATGAGACACGCGAAACCCATACAATGGAGACTGAAATGCAACTCACGAACTCGGAACGCGAGTGCCTTGCTGCACCTATTGGCTACGACCTGCCGAAAGGGTGGACATGGGAAACCGTGTCAGAGCAGCGCGCTGCATGGGAAATTGCGCCTATTTACCTACCGCTGGTCAATGCGGCCGGTGTGGCCACGGTCTGGGGTGTTCCCATGATCAATGGGCGGCCGGTACGCCACCGACTCGAAGATTTCCAATAGTCGAAACGCTCCCTAACCGGAGCGTCATCGCAGGATTAGCCGCCTGCGGTCTGATGAGACAGGCTAAACAATGGAGATACCTATGTCCGCTTTTGTTGTGAGCGACGATCATATCAGCCTGCTGGTAACAGCAGCTATGGATGATCGCCACTTTTCCAGCTCGTATTTTTCCACATTACCCGGCGCGCCAAAAGGTGACGACCCGGATGATGCGGACGCTCTCGGAAAGGCCCTGTTGCGTGAAAACACGCGCTCGGTGCTGTTCCGCTATCAAGGTGACGACCTGGAAGGGATGGAAGCAATCGAACGCTACACCTTTCGACGGATTCACCCAACCTTCGTGACTCCCGTGATCGTGCTGAAAGCCTGCGATTGTTACGACTATCAGGCATGTGAAACGAACGATTATCACGAACGCTGGGCCGCAAAATGGGTGCAGCAACTGCGAAAATCCATGATCTCGAAACTTCCTGGTTACGACGATGCCCCTTGGGGCTTTGACGAACCGGAGGGGACGCCGCAAGTCGTTTCCCTCACTGACCTGATGCGCCGAAAGCGCGGATAGTCGAAACCCCGGCCGCGCGCCGGGGTCTGCAAGGGCCTAACCCGCCTTGCACTGATGAGACAGGGTTACAATCAATGGAGACTACACAATGACCAATTATCGCTTTAGTGCCGCCCTTTTCCGCACGGTTTATCGGTTCACCTCGAAAGAGAAGAGCCGCTATTACCTGAATGGGCTTCACGTCAGCCGCGCGCCTGGCAATCAGCCCGGTGTGATGCTGGCGGCAACGGACGGTCACAAGCTCATTGTTGCCTATGATCCGGACGGCTTCGCGCCGGACGGTAAAGGCGTGATCCTGCGAACGGAAGGCCACAAGCTGCCCGGCGCAGTGTTCAAGGAAGACCGCAAAACGCTTGGCACTCGCATGATCGAGGTGAACCCCGATGATACCGAGTCATGTTGCGCGCCGGGCTTCCTGTTCGACATGGACGAAAACGGAGGGCGCCTGCCCGTTGGGGCTCACATGTTCGAGGTGATAGACGGAGACTTTCCAGACATCACGCGAGTCGTTCCCCGGTTCTCCAACTGCAAGCCCGTGACGCAGGCGTCAACGTATGACGCCAATTACCTCAAGGCGTTCACAATGGCCGCTGCAGACTTCTGCAATCAAAGGTCTGCCCCGATCTCCATCTGGAGTGAGGGGCCGAATGATCCCGCTTTGGTGACGTTCGGGCCTGCAGATGACGGTAAGCGCGACCTGTTCGGCGTGCTTATGCCCTTGCGTGCCAATGCCGGCGCGGACTCTGGACGTCCGCAATGGTTTGACACCACGGGCGCGCCCCTGGCGATCGTGCAAGAACCGGAGAAAATGCCGGTTGCGGCATAGTCGAAACCCTACCCCGCAAGGGGTGGGGTCTGGCGAGATTGGCCCCTCGCTACTGATGAGACAGGCCACACCCTAAAACCAATGGAGGATACCGCATGAACGACCCCATGCGCCTGACCGGCATTCTGTCCGGCCTGGTGATCCTTGTTTGCTGCAGCCTTATGGTGCCTGCTGCATTCGAGATTCACGGGCTGGCAGGGCTGGCGGTGTTCATTGCCGCCACGCTGGGCGCGTTCCTGCTGCTGGGCGCAATACTCAGCCCACAGCGTGAATTGATCAAAATCGCAACACAGGAGGATGACACCTAGTCGAAACCCGCCCCGGCGGGTCTGGCGTCTTGAGCAAGCGCCACTGATGAGACAGCTCAATAAATGGAGACCAACCATGAACCTAAGACAGAACGCCACCACGCTTGCGCCGGTGGCCATCGTCCTCATGTCCAACGTGATTGCAGCCATCGGCCTACGTCACGCGGGATTTGGCTGGGATCGTGTCGCGGTCCTGCTCGGCTTCCTGGCCACGTTCACATGGCTCCTTTCGGAGTCGCTGGAACTGGTCATGATGCGCGCGGGATTTGCCAAGTGGAAAGCAACGGCCACGGCCATCTTTGCCTTCTTCCTGGCTTGCGTTGAGGTCTGGGTGCACCATTACGGCGCGCTCTGGCTGTTCGGGGACAATACCCCGCTCGTGATGCAATACGCGGCGGCGGCGGGCTTTGTGTTCGCCACGGTCACGGCCAAGTGGCTCTACATGACAGGCGACAAGGTGCCAGAACCGGCAACCGAATCCCCTGCACTCCCAACCGACCTGAACATCGAGGTGATCAATTACGCCACCGACGGTGCGCAGGTTGTTGCCTTCCCAACGTATCGGGGAGACCTGGACGCGGTAGCTGACCGACTCGAGCAAGTCGTCGGCACCGGAGCCTAGCGGTGCGCCCTGTTGCTGAACTGGCAGCAGGGCCATCCGGTGGGCTTTTCCACCACAATCAATGGAGACACAAATGGGCACTTGGACAAATGCGGATCGTGCGGAACGGGCTCGTGCTGCGCTGGCAACATACATCAGCCACACCGGCGACAGCCCGAACGCAAACGATACCGACACCTGGATTAAAGATCTCGCCTGCGACCTGCGCCACCTGGCGGACGTTGAAGGGATAGAGAATGTTGAAGCCACCTTTGTCGCTTCGGTTTTCAACTATGAGGCCGAAGTGCAGGAGGAAGAGGCCGAAGCCGAACCAGCCTAGCCGTGTCCCGCCATCTGCAAGGGTGGCGGGCATCGGGTGCGCTGTGCACCGATAGACCAATGGAGACTAAGACAATGGCTAACAAGAATTTCGTGGATGCAGAGAAAGCCGCTGAACGTCTGGAGACATCAGCAAAGCGTCTGGCCGAAGCCATCGAGCGGGTAGAAGCCCGCGTGACATCTGCGACCGCCGCCCTGGCCGCGCTGGACCCCGTGCCAGCTACCCAAGGCCCGGCCAAAACGAACTAGGCTTGTCCCCAACAAGGAAGCCCCCGCTGGATACGTCCGGCGGGGGCTTTTCTTTTGTCCGGAAGTCAGGCACACCATCAACATGCGCAACCTGCCCTGGATACTCCGCCGCCTACGGTACGCTTTCCGACCTGGAGCAAGGGAGGCGGCTGACCTCGAGACGCTGGCACAGATCCCGGAAATCAGAGTGACCACCCCGCCCGAAGAATTGCGCTGCATCGTCACCAGCCGCGATCCGTGGTCTGGGATACCCCACGATAGAAAAGTGTGAAACACGCGCCACGCGCAAGAATTTCCCATGCAGCGTTGATTTATTCCGCTGGCTCCACATGTCCCCATGCCTGCCCGTACCAGATCTTGCTGATCGTGGACGGATCGACACCGAATTTCTCGGCCAGCGTCTTGCGTTTGACCTTGCCCTGGTCGCGCTTGATGATCGCAACCTCTTCCTCGGTCAGCTTGATATGGCCTTCGCCTCTGCGCAGGGGTCTAAGCATTGAAATCCTGTCCTTCTCTTGAGCGACACCATCCGGAGCGCCAGGCGCGCCGCAGGTCTGATTGTCTGTGATCGTATGGGCACGCCTCGATGGAGCGGCCGACAATCTCCGCATGGTATCCATCCTCGGCCGCAGCCTCGGCCCGCATGGCTTTCGAGCTCACGGGCTGGTCATCGAGTCGGATCAGGTCGAAGGCGACGGGCGCATGGACAGCGTTGAGGAGATCCGAACACTCGGATAGCCGCAGATATTGCAGATGCCAGTCGTCGGTTGTGCGGTGGATGGCTTCAACGATTGCGTCTCGGGAGAGTCCGTCGGCTTCTGCGTCTCGCACTGCTGCATTGAGGGCGAAGAGGGCGAGTCGGAATTGATCGACGCGGGGGAGTATCCGCCGCATGTTCCGAGCTCGTAGCTTTGCCGGCGTCTCACGCTGATCGTCATTCGCTGCTGGTTCGGGTGCTCCGCCCCGGTTTCCTTGCTGCGATGCCTTTGCCGGGTCTCCTGCCTGTCCACTGGCAGGATCTGGCGCGCTGTGTTTTCGTCCACCAGAAGAAGTTTGAGTTGGTACGCTTCCATCAACCACATGAGGGTCGGTGTCGTGCTGACCGGATCGTTTATCCGGAAGGGTCGCTTTCCCCATGATTTGGCTCCTGCTTCAATCTTGCCAAGGTGTCCGTGGGCCAGGCCCACATCGTGCTCTACTTCTTCCTGCCTGAGATCGAGGTCATTCCGGCGGTCGGCCAGGGCGTGTGACATGTCGGTTTCAGTCAGGATCGATCGTGCGAATTCCATTCTCTGGCCTTTCGTGGGTGTTCCAGTTTTTCAAGCGGTCGCGGTCAACGGCACCTATCGAATAACCCAGCCCCCAATGGGTGTGAATCTTGATCCCGAAGGGCTTCAGCTTGGCTCGCAACTTGCAAATGGTGACATCAACAATCTTGGGGGATGTCTCTGTAAGGATGCCTTGGTGCGCAGACACGACATGAAGATGGGCTTTGGTGCACAGTTCTTTTTTTACCAACGCCGCCAGAGCGTTGCGCAGGGAGGGCGCCAGATCAAACTCAATCGGGCAAACCCAGTCCTTGTTTGTCAATTCATCCCTCAGTGTGATGACCTCTTCTTCAAGCTCTTCAACTCGGTGGCGTAACTTCAGTATCTGTCGATCCCTAAAGTCCCTTGCTGGCGAGGAGTTCATTTGGCTTGCTCCCGTGTTGGCAGGCCGTTCACCATGTCGGATCTCAGGCCCAAGAGTGGCGCGCGCAGCACTTTGCTGAAGCCGCCGGTTTCAACTTTGACTTCGACGTCGAAGCCGCGATCCGCCCAATAGGCGATGATGCGATCAGCGCATTCCTGCTCGAGCTCCATGCTCGTCATGCGGTAGCGCCTGCTGGATGGTGTCAGACGATGGTTCACGCCCCATCCCCCTCCCAACCTATCGGCATGGTGAAACCGGCAGCGTTCTTGTGTCCGCCGCCGCCGTATGATTTAGCGATTTCGGAAACATCCGCACCGCCCTGCTTGTCATCACTGCGAAGCGAAAACACGCGGCCTTCAGGGGTGTCCCAATAGCAGGCCGCGAATGCGGGTGTTACCATATCGCCCAACAGGTTCGGTGAAGCATATGGACCGCACATCAGATGGCCAGCGTCGCTGGTTAGCGTGTAAGGCAGGTTCGCCACGGGCACCCAATGCCCCCCGATAATCATTTCTCGGCGCAGTTTGGCGACAAGTTCCGCCACGTCCTTGTGATGCTTTTTCTCAATCGCGCCGCCGCCGACCGCCGCCTCGTCCGGCCTCGATTCGAATATCGTGTTGAGCAGTTCCCAGTTCCCGAACGTATAAGCGTGGGCGAAGATAAACGCATTGCACTCTCGCGATTGCTCCAGATGGAACCGCCACAAGTCTCGATCTTCGACATATTTCACCAGTCTCGGACGGGGCTTTTCGGGATGAAAGAAATCCCACGCGATGCCAGCGCCGGAGCGGTCCATATCGAACAGGGTGTAGACAGCCTTTCCGGCATTCTCGCAGTAATCTTGGTCTAGATTGTTCCCATAGCGCTTCCAGTCTATTGTGCCGGTGAAATGCGCCATCGAGAAGAAGCGGGCATAGCCCTCATACCCGTCTCCCAAATCCGCCTCGGCGGTCTTGTGGTGATCCAGCACAAGGATTGAGTTCGCCGCCTTGAGCATTTCCGCCAACACAGGGCGCTTATAGCTGAAGTCCACGATGACCACGTTCTTGCCAGTCACGTCCGGCGGGCTTTCACCGTACACGCCGGGGATGTATTCGACGCTATCGCCGAACCTCTTCCAGACAGCCCACGCGGCGGTGAATCCGTCGGCACAGTTGCCATGATAAATGCAGATGTCGGGTTTCATGCCGTCACTCCTTTTTTGATCTTGAACTTCTCGTACAGCGCGGCGGGATACGTCGCCTCCGGACTATCCGGGCGAGCGTGGTGGCCATAGCGCGATCCGATCCAGCAGCCGCTTTCGCTGTAGATCCGGAAGGACGTCTCGAGCTCAGCAGGCCACTCCGCCGCCGATGGCCCGCTGCCGTTGAAGAGATCCGGGTCTGGCGCCGCTTCCGCCCACGCCTCAAACTTCTGATCCTTGATCCAGCGGTCCAGCGCAGGGACGAACTTGCCGCCCTCCTTCATCGCTTCGGGGGATGCGAGATAAGCAACCCAGCCGGAATCAATCTGCTCTGCGGGTATTCCGGCCTTCAGTTGAGCCTTGCAGGCAGCCAGAACCAGCTTTCGTGATGAGCGCTTCCGGCTCATGTCCGGAGCAGCCCTCCACATTTTTTCCATCAGGCAAGTGGCGCCAAGACTTCCGGTTCCTTCCGGTTCAGATTCCGGTTTATCCTTATAGGGAGACCCTGAATTCTGTGGGTCTAAGTCGGAGGATTCTGTGGGTCTAACGCCGGTATTTTGGGGCCCTATTATTTGTGGTTCAAAAATATCGAGGTGCAATTCGAACTGAGTCTTGCTGCCTTTGCCGCGACCTAGCGCCTTGGTTTCTCGCGTGATGAAACCCCATTCCTCCAAGTCGTTCAGAACCGCCTGAATGGTACTCTTCGCAATGCCACCCTTCTCCGCAATCCATTGTTGGGCAGGAAAGCAGGCGCCGGTACTGCCGTTGTGACAGTCCGCCAGCAGAATAAGGACCAGCTTGTGAGACCCCCTGACCCCGCAATCTATAGCCCACGTCATCGCCTTGTTGCTCATGAGTACATGTCTCCCTCTACTGTCAGTTCTTTTTCGCTGTTCACGAGCGCGTCGGACCCCAGGTCATAGTGCGCAATGATGCGGCCACCCTTGGCCATGCGGACCTTCGCGGCGTGGATCTCGGCTTTGTTCTCGACGGCTTTGAGCTCGCTCCACCACTCGGCCCATTTGACCGCAGCGGCAGAATCCTTCGCCCCGTGAGGGGGCTCCTTCGCTTCGTGGTAGTAGGCGTCTCGGTAGACAAACAGCACGACGTCGGCGTCCTGCTCGATGGAGCCCGACTCTCTGAGGTCGGACAGGATCGGCCGCTTGTTGTCGCGCTGCTCGCAATTGCGTGATAGCTGGGACAGGGCCACAATCGGAACACCGAGTTCCTTGGCCAATCGCTTCAAGGCGGATGTCGTTCGGCCGATGGCTGATGACAGGTTCTCACCCTTCTGGATCTGGTAATTCATGATCTGCAGATAATCGATCACGATGAGATCCAGTCGACCGGCCGAGCGCTTCAGGGCACGGGCACGGGCACCGATGTCTGCAGCCGACAGATAGGGCGTCTCATCCAGAACCAGCGTCTCCGGAATAGCTCTCGCGCCAGCGGCAATGATTGCAAACTGGTTCTGGCCGAGAGATCCGTTGATGGCGTCCTGGTACTCGACGCGACCGATGCCGGTTTTGTGGGCCATCTGTGTACTGAGGCGGGTTCCGAGCTCGCGGTTCTCCATTTCCAGGGAGAAGAAACCCACGACCTGCTTTTCACCCGCGCCGCCCGGCACCTGATCACCAGCCACGTTCGCTGCGATGTTTCCAGCGATACCGGACTTGGCCATGCCCGGCCGTCCGGCAAGAATGATCAGGTTCCCCTTCCGCAGTCCGCCGATGGCTTTGTCTAGATCATCAATCCCCGTCTTAAGGCCCGCAACTTCCGAGCCACGACCGTTGTTCAGTCGGTCTTCAAGCTCGACCACCACCGGCAACACGGCTTCAGCGGCAGACTTCCATTGAGATCCACGCAAGCGCATGTCTTCGACGCCCTGCAGCCGCTCACGCGCCCGCTCAATCAGGGCCGATGCGCTCTCGCTCTCCTTGGGGTCCTGGGCCGTGGCCTGCAGGTACTCTCCCGCCTCAATGATCGCACGGCGTGCCGCATTGTGACGGATTATCGCCGAGTAATCCCGGATCTCCGGGCCGAACGCGGCGCTGTCCATTAACTGTTCGAGATACTTGGCTCCGCCGATATCGGCCAGCTTGCCTTCGGTCTCGAAGTATTCGCGCATGGTGACGCCATTGGCCACCAGTCCGTTCTGGATACGGACCTCCATTGCGCGGTATATCTCCTGGTGAACCGGCGTATAGAAATCATCGAAGCGCAGGATCTCCTGCGTCCGCTCATAGGCAATGTTATCGAACAGCACCGCACCCAGCACCGCAGCCTCTGCCCCCAGATTATGGGGCGGCTCTGCCTTGGGCTGGCGATCCGGGAAGTGAATGTCTTCCATTGATTTGCGGTCGCTCATGATGCGCCTCGCAATAGAGGGGCATGCTCAGCAAGCCGGTGCCTGGCTAAATCGGCGTACTTAGGATCCTTTTCAATTAGGACTGCATTTCGGCCTTGGCGATCAGCAGCAATCCCTGTTGTTCCAGATCCCGCAAAGGGGTCCAGGATTGTTTCGCCTGGCTCGCTCCACCACTGAACGAGCCAATCGAAGTGACATAAGGCCCTGCTGCAAGGATGCCCGTTAGGTAATCTGTCTCTCGGCTGCGCCTTCGGCGCGATACTAGGCACGAGGCGTCGACCTTTAGCAGAGAGAACTGGCTCCCCGAAGGCATATGCAATCTCGTTGCCCCCAAGTTTCCGGCCGATGTAGCTAGGAATGGCATATTGCAGCCAATGTGCGTTGAAGAACGGCCAGCGATCAGGTACGGCGCGAAGAAAACGCGGGTCACTGTCTGACCGCATAACGATGACGATTCGCTTTAGGCTATCGGGCGCGACCTCCAAGGCTTCCCGCAACAAGGCTTCAGGGCGCTCCCACCCTTCCAAAAGATTATCAGGGCAGTTAGGCCATACCGGGTCCGTGATCAGAACATCGGCATGTCTGATGCCTGGCAGCACTTCTCTGCAATCTCCCGTGATGATCTCTACACTCATGATGCGCCACCGTAAGCGGGTGCGAAGGGTGGGGAGTTACGGGCTGGGCGGTGCAGGATGGAGAACATCGGCGCATTCGCCCGCACCAGTTCGATTGCCGGCGGGGGGCTGACTGAATTGCCGCACCGTGCGATCGATGCCGTCTTCGTCATCTTCTTGCCGTTGATCACGGGGCGGATGGCATAATCGGGGCGGACCTGAAGGAACCCTTGCGCGGCATAGAGTTCATGCTCTGCGAGCATCCGCATTCCAATGTCGGCAATCTGGAACGTCTCGCCGTGGATCGTGACCAGGCCGAAGCGCTCTTTCACCGTCACAGTATGCAGCGGCTCTTTCACGCTTTGACCGACGCCTGCGCCATAGTATTTCAGCAGGAAGGCGCGCACCTCGCCTATATGCATCCCGCCCGCCGTAATCGTCGGTGCCGGTTCGGTGACGGGCTGGCCATCCTTGCAGGTGCCTCGCAGCTTCAGCAGGTGCGAGGTGACAAGCTGTTGCTGGGTGCCCCGTCCGGTGATGGTGGAAATCGGGGCGTCAGCAGACCGGCCACTGAGCGAGCCGTTGCGCGGCCCGCCATTGTGCTGCGCCAGGAAGGCGGCGACGAGGGCGTGCTTCGAGCCTCCGGCTACGACAGTTCCTAACGGCCGCTGCAGATCGAGAGTTCTTGGGCTCTGCCCCTCTCTTTCGCCGTACCCTGTCTGAATGAGCGTAGGAGCTACTAGCGCCTTCTCCCCCCTGTTCGCGCCCGTGATAGTCTTCATGGGGAGATCAATGGATTCCAGTCGCACACCATGCGTCAGGTTCACGATGAACGGCTGCGGATCGTCGATCACATAGCGCTGGATGCCGCGAGCGATCCGGGCAAGCGTCTTGTCTGCCAGTGGGCGCTTGCGCTCGAAGATCGACGGGCACGGGATCGACCAGTCTATAATTTCGGCGGCGGTGCGCCACGGGCTCAAACCTGACTCGCGGAAGCCCTTCGCAGACGGATCGCCATGCGTCGGTTCTGGCCAGTGGATCGGCTCGCCATCACAGCGCGCGACCAGAAACAAACGCTTGCGGATCGTGGGCGCCCCAAAGTCCGAGGCCACCAGTTCGCGCCACTCGACGGCATAGCCGAGCGCTTCGAGGTGAGATACCCAAAGCCGGAAGGTTTCGCCCTTCTTCGACATGTCCGGCTGACCATTCCGCTTGACCGGGCACCAGGTTTGAAACTCGGTGACGTTTTCGAGGAAGATCACGCGCGGGCGCTGCCACTTCGGGAGCGATGCCCAGCGCAGCACCACCCATGCAAGGCCGCGGATCTTCTTGGAAACGGGCGCGCCGCCCTTGGCGCGGCTGAAGTGCTTGCAGTCAGGGGAGAACCACGCGACGTCAATCGGGCGACCGGCGCACAACTCTGCCGGCCGGATCGCAAACACGTCTTCCTGCAGGTGCAACGTATCTGGATGGTTCGCCTTGTGCATGGCAATCGCGTCGGGGTCATGGTTGATGGCGATGTCGACTGGACGGCCGAGCGCCTCTTCCAGCGCAACACTAGCGCCACCACCACCTGCGAAGTTGTCGATTATGAGGCCCATTATTCAGCCCCTCGCATTGCCTGGCCGTCACCATGAGGCACCACCCGGACCAGAACACGGGGCTCGTCCGCCCACCGCTTGTGGGCAACCACTGAGACGATCTGCCGGTCATCCTTGAACACGATCTCATTCATGCCGTCCTGGACCGCCTTGAGGCAGTTATCGAGGTCGACTTGATTGGTGCACGGAAGCTCACCCCGTCGCATGGCCTCGAATTGGTACTTCGGCCGCGACTTGGGAAGCTGGAAGTAGAAGATGACGACGAGAGAGCAAGGGCCTTCTATCGGCCGCTGTCCTGTCATCGCCTTGCGCGCCCATTGGCCGACGCGCGTTTCATACTCACGGGTTTTGGCATCAGTGTATATCTGGGCGAAGCCGCCCCCTGCCCCCTTCACCACCCGGGCCTTTGGTCGACCCTTCGGAACCGGAGCTCCGGGTACGGTGAAGGAAATGCTTTTATCGGGGGCGGCAACAATATCCATCGGTCAAGCGTCCTCGGTCTCGCCAGCCGCAGGAGCAGCGTTGTCCCTCTCTTCCTGCTCGCGGGACGCCTGATCGAGATCTGCCTGATCGGAGTCGGGCATCTGCTCGTAGTTCGAGCCACGGACCTGCTTCATCAGCTTGCCCATATCGATCGGGTCGATGAGGTCGTTCTGATCGAAGACACCCAGGGCCTCGAAAGTGTGCAGCATGTTGCGCACTTCTCCGGCACGGTCGGTCTCGCTCATCTTGTTGAGCCGCTTGGCCTGCTTCAGCCAGTGCCAACTGATGTTGTGCTCTTTCTCCGCATTCTTCTTCGTTGTGGAGAGGGCTTGATTTGCCTGCGCAGCATCGGTCGTTCCGCTGAGAAGCTCATCGTAATACTTCGCCAGCACGTCCTTGCTCGGCAATACGTCATTCGGAATTGACATCCGTTCCTCCGGTTAGAGGGCTTTGCCGGAGGCTTCGGCGACGGGGCTCCAGCGTACCCGTTTCGTCAGGCAGGCGCCGGGGCCTGAGCCCTCAGTTCCGGCTCGAAGAAGTCATCTGGCTCAACGGTGAAACCCAGCCTGCGCGCGGCGAGAATGATTTCGCGCTGCACCGGATGCGGGATGTTCCCGGTCTCGGCATAGTTCGAAACAGTGCTGGGGGCCTTGCCGATTTCTCGCGCAAGGTGACCCTGGGACTTGAATCCCCGGGCGATCAGATGGGTCACAACGTTGAAAGGTTCCATGACCCGAACGCATAACGTCGATAATATCGACATGCAATCGATATTTTCGATGCCAATTCCGATTAGGACATATTAACCGCCTTTGGTATACAGGTAAGGCAGACAATGGAGACTGAAAAAATGCCTTATGTTCAAGCGCTTGGGCGGCGCATTCGGACCGCTCGCAAGAGCGCAGGTCTGAGCCAGAAAACCTTGGCTGCCCGAGTCGATATCTCGCAAAGTTCCCTGTCCGAATACGAAAATGGCGAACATCAGCCAGATATCGACAAACTGCACGATATTGCCCGGGAACTCGGGATCGATGCGGAAGATCTCATAGGCGATAACGGATCGGTGACGACATCCGATGACCTGCCTCAAACGGTTCAAATACCTGAGTTTTCTCTGACTGTTGCGGCCGGTGGTGGCGCGGTTATTGATCAGGAGGCGCCAGCCGGATACTGGCCCTGGCCGCGCAGGTTCTTTGCCGCTTTCGATATGAACCCCCACTCCTTCATAGTCCTAACAGTGTCAGGCGATTCGATGGAGCCGACGCTGAGGTCAGGCGACAAGCTGCTGATTGATACGAGCAGATCCAACCCTGCCACACCGGGCATCTATGTTCTGTCCATGCAAGACCTGGCTGTGGTCAAGCGGCTTGAAATGATCCCCGGCACAAAACCACCACGCATTCGAATCAGCTCTGACAATCCTCAGCATCACGCATATGAGGTGAATATCGAGGATCTGACGGTAATCGGCTGGGTAGCTGCAAAAGTTTCTCGCATCTGACCCCCCTGAAATATCGATGAAAATCGATTTTATCGAAATATACCGTTGACCGTGTTCGATAATATCGATACCCGTTTCTCCATCGCAAGGAGGAATGGATGTCGTATTCGTATCTTATCGCACTGGCGTCGGTGTTCGGTGCCATTGGTGCCGGCGGACTGGTCGTCTGGGGCTTCTCGAAGCTGCCGGCAGCGGCTGACAAGCGTTTCACGCAATTCATGGACGGTGGAGACATCGACCAGTGAGCGCCGACTATACCCACGCTATGAAACGAGAAGACGCAGCCATTGCTGCGCAGATCGTATCCGAAGAGGCCCGTGACCTGTTTCTGAGACAGGCCGCTGCTCTCAAGAAAGTCCCGCACAATGATCTGATCTCGCTGTCGATCTGCAACACCCCGGAAGAGCTATACGATTACCGGCTCGACCCCGTGGCCTATCTGGCCAACACGACGGGCGTTGCGCGTCTCCAGCTTTGGTCGGCCGTTGAGCGGATCTTGCAGGAGGGTGGCGCTGGTGAGTGACGCCTACCGCCCCCGTTCTGCACGCGATCGCGAACGCATCCTCTACGAAGGGGAGCGTGCGGCCGCATGTCTCCGGCTGCAGGCATTCAATGCTGCGGCCGGCAATCCTCCGGTGGCCGCTGAAGCCACTGCCTCAATCGCAAACGACCTCGAGCGCGCCCTGCAGGGAAAGGCCACGGCCTTCGACTTTGCAGGTGGGCGTGGCGAGTGGAAATCAAAACAGAAGGAAGCATCCAATGCCTGACACAGAGACCGCAGCCCCCGACATCGGCCACAACTCCGCGGCCGTTGGTGAAATTCTCGCCGAGAAGCCAGCCATGCTCTACCAGGAGCCGGACATGCTGAAGCAGTTGGCGTCAGAAATAGAGGCAGACATCGACGGCGCGTCGATCGATCTCGAAACCGAGAAGGGCCGCAAGGCCATTGCGTCGCGGGCCTATGCCATCGCCCGAATGAAGTCCACGCTGGATGAGGCCGGAAAGGCGCTGACGGAAGAGCACCGCAAGGCCGTCAATGAAGTGAACGGGCTGCGCTCTACCGTGCGCGAGACGCTGGATGCCCTGCGCGACAAGGCCCGCGACCCCCTCAACGAATGGGAAGCGGCCGAGGCCAAGCGTGAGGATCAGGTCAATGAGTGGCTGGTCAATCTGGAAGCCACCCTGCCGATCTCGATTCAGGCGATCAAAGCTGAAATGGAATTGCTGAAGGATGTGAAATTCTCATCCGAAGTATTCCGTGAGCGCACCGACGAAGCACGGAAGGCCCTGGTAGCCCGCAGGGAACGGCTGGAAAGTCTTCTTGCGCAGGCCGAGAAGGACGAAGCCGACCGCCAGGAGCTCGAGCGTCGCCGCGCTGAAGATGCCGAGCGGGAGCGCCAGGCCGAGGCCAAGCGTCAGAAGGAGGCCGAAGAGGAACGCATTCGTCAGGCCGAAGAGCGCGCCCGGAAGGAAGCCGCAGACCAGGCCAAGCGCGAAGCCGAAGAGGAACAGCGAAAAAAGGACGCTGCCGCACAGGCCGAGATCGACGCCGCCAACCGCGCGAAGGAAGAGGCCCAGCGTCAATTGCGTGAGAAGGCCGAGACTGAAGAGCGCGAACAGAAAGCTGAGGCGCAACGCCAGCAGGACAAAGCCCACCGCGAGTCTGTGCAGGCCGAGGTGTCGGAGGCCATTCAAGCTGCCGGCATGATCAGTGTCGCCGCCGCCCGAGACATCATGCTGGCCATTCAGGCCGGCGAGATCCCAAACGTCACGCTGAAATTCTAGGAGGTCAGTCATCATGGCACGGAAAACAATCGCCAGTCTTGAGGGGATAATCGCTGACCTTGAAGATGACGTCAGCCGCGCGCGCCACGATCGGAATGATGCCATGCGGTCGCAAAAAAAGGCCGAAGATGGCTTGAGGTTAACCAAGGCCGAGCTCCAGTCTGCCCTACAGGACATCAGGTCACTGGAGTCGCATATTCAGAAGCAGGAAATCAAGGTGGCCAAACTCGAGGGCGCCCTTGTCGTGGAGCGCAAGAGTCGCGACGTCCTGGACCTGCTCTTCCCTAAGCCGAGCCGCCGTGCGGGACATGCTGACGAGGTGTTCTACCGAGCACACGACGATGGGGAGCGCTCTTGAAAATGACCCCTGACATCATCAAACATGGCGAGAAGATCGACAGGCCCGGCCTCTATGCAATGCGTATGTCGTGGTATCATGACGACTGCTGCGTTGGTCCATCGATCAGCAGCACCGGCCTGCGCACGATCATTCATTGCCCGGCCAAGTATTGGGCCTCATCGATCTACAATCCGGACGGTCGGCCCATGAAGTCATCCAGTGGGTTCGCGTTCGGTAAGGCCGCGCACTCGCTCACGCTGGAAGGTGTGCTGCCACGCCGCGAGTTTGCGGTGCACGCCTTCTCCGACTTCAACACCAATGAAGGCCGGGTCGGCCCCTATGGTCGGTACAAGAATTACCGGGACTACAAGGCCGCATGGAAAAAGCGGGCTGAGGCTTTGGGTATGACCGTCCTGAGCGGTGAGGATCTGCGCACCATCGCGGAGATCTACCAGGCGCTCGAGCGTCACCCCTTTGTTCAGGCAGGCGGGCTCGATGGCATGGTCGAAATGTCGATGATCTGGCAGGACAAGGAAACCGGCATCTGGCTGAAGTCCCGTCCGGACGTCCTGCCCCTGAATGATGCGTATGCCGACACGAAATTCGTTGTCGATGCGTCGCAGATGGCCACATCCCGATCGATGGCGAACTATCGCTATGACATGCAGGCCGCGCTGGTCGGCGAGGGCATGGAAAAGGTTCTTGGCCGGATCATGCAAAACGCTGTCCTGTTCTGTGTCGAGAAGGAATTCCCCTACATCGCCGAGGATTGGGAATTCAATGATCGCTACATCGCGTGCGGCCGCGCCGACAATCACACGGCATTGCGGATCTTCCGCGACTGCCTCGATAGCGGCGTCTGGCCCACCTACACCCGCAACACCGAGACGCTTGGCCCGCCTGACTGGCTGGAACAGCGCGCCACTGGTGGCAAGCGCGCCGATCTCGGCACCCTCGAAGAACTTCAATAGGAGACATCATGTCCAACGAACTGCAGACCACCGACAAGCCCCAGCCCAAGCCGCTCCAACTTGTGAAGGACGGGCTCATGGCGATGGATGACCAGCTGACCAGTGTGCTGCCGTCCCATGTGACCAAGGAGCGCTTCGCCCAGGTCGTGTGCACGGCTGTCGCCTCTTCCGATCAGTTGGCCGAAGTGGCCCTGACGGCCGGCGGGCGTCGGTCAATCTTCACGGCAAGCGTGCAGTGCGCCAGCGATGGCCTGATCCCGGACAATCGCGAAGCTGCCCTTGTGTCCTTCAACAAGAAGGTTGGCGACAACCGCTGGGAGAAGCACGCGCAATACATGCCGATGGTGCGGGGGATCGTGAACCGTATTCAGCAGGCAGGCGATGCAAAGGAAATCGGCGTCGAACTCGTTTACCAGAATGAGGTCCGCGAAAAGCGGTTCCACTACCGCCGCACACAGAACGGTGTCGACTTTTTCCACGATCCCGATCCGTTCGACATGAACAAGGGCGAGCCCGTCGGCGTCTATGCCAGCATGAACACGAAGGATGGCGGGTTCTATGTCGCGGTTCTGTCAAAGGCGGACGTGGCGAAGATCAAGGCATCCAGCAAGGGAAGGAACACCCCCTGGAATGGTCCGTTCGAGCACGAAATGTGGAAGAAGTCGGCGATCAAGCGCCTCGCCAAGATTGCGCCGGTGTCGGCCGAGATCCGCAAGATGCTCGATCAGGACAATGAGAAGTTCCACACGCTCGAGCATGAGCCAGCAAAGCCGACGCTGATGTCTCGTCTTCAGGAGCAGGCCACGGCCATTGAGGGCGAGGTGATCGATGGCGACGAGCCCGGCGAGACCGCGGATGACGAGGCCGTCTCCCATATCGAGGACGAGTTGAATGAGCTTGCAGAGCGCGCGGTAGAAGACATCGAGGACGGCATTGAAGATGCAGTCGAGGAGTCGCAGGCAGATCTGCTCGGCGATGCACCGGCCACGGATGCCAACGGCGCGAAACTGAAGAAAGCCGCCCCCTCTGGACAGAGCAGTGCCGCCAAGGCTGTCGAGGAAGCCGAGGATGCAGCCACGTCACCGACCGTGAAACAGCCGCCAGCGAAGCTGATTGAAACAGGACAGGGCGCGGAGGCTTGGGCCGAGTCGTTTTCGGTCTGGTACAAATCGCTGACCAGGGCTGAGCGCAAGTCCATCGGCGGCACCTTCGACAAGCTGGCCGACAAGGCGTCGAAGATCACCGACCGGGCGCAGGAGATCATCACCGACGCAAACAATTCGCCGGCAGCGGATGAGGAAGTCTGAAACACCAGGAGTGCGGAGAAATGAGAACCGAAAAGCTGGACGCTGTTTGCGTCAAGACAACCGAGACCTCGCAGGAATATTACCGAGTCGGATTCATGGATGTCACCGCGGTCGAGTGGGGCCGCGTCCTGGGGCATATGGATTGGCTCGACACGGTGCGCGTGTTCAAAAACGGGGAGCTTCATTCCGAGCACCTGTTTGCGAATGTCGAGGGTGTTTATTTCGCTGCGGGAGAGGGCCAAACCAATGGCTGATGAAGTGAAAGTGGATTGGGAGAAAATAGAGCGGGAATTTCGCATATTGAAAATGCGTCATGACTTGTGGGGAAGCGCAAAAACCAAAGCTGAGAGGGTTTCACGAAAACTGGACTTTGGCCAAAGGGCCGACACGTTCATGAGCCAATGCGGTGATGAATTACTTCCCGCCATCCGCGATCTACAGGAAGAGAATGAGAGGTTGCGGGAGGCGCTGAAGCCGATGGCGGATGCGTGGCACAAGCTGCAAACCGATGGCGCGCCGCACCTGAATGCCGACCCGGAAAAGCCGTCGCACGGTATGGGAACAATCAAGCAGAAACACACTAAGCGCGCGGCGGACTTGCTCGGCACGAAAGGGGCAAAGCCATGACGATTAGACCCATAATCTTCAGTGGCCCGATGGTTCGCGCCCTGCTCGATGGCCGCAAGTCTCAGACCCGGCGCATAACGCCTTGCCCGCTGGGAAAAACCGAAGTGGGGGATTTGCTCTATGTGCGGGAGGCGTTCACGATTCAGCAGAGCAGTCACTATTCGAGCAGCGAGACCGGCCGCGTGACAAACACCTGCCTCGACTATGCGGCCGATGGAGCGCGCACCTGGTTCGATATGCCGACCGATGACGTAAAGCCGGCATGGAAGCGTCGCCCCGATGCCAATGGCGGGCCATTCATGCGGCCGGCCATGTTCTTCCCCCGCGCAGCGTCCCGCCTGACCCTGCGCGTCACTCGCGTATTCTTCGATCAGGTCCGGCGCATCAGTGAGGCCGATGCCTCAAAAGAGGGCGTAAATCTTAACAAGGGGGTCGGCCCCAGCATGGCCGTCGAGGCGTTTAGCAACCTTTGGGACAGCCTGCACACCAAGCCCGGCGAGACGTGGGCGGACGATCCGAGAGTCGTGGCAATTCAATTCGAGACGATCCGCGCGAATGTGGGTGCGGTGAAGGAGATGGCCGATGGCTGAGCGCAAGCATCCACACTTTGGCGACATCGTTGAAAACCCGCACGCGAGTGATCGGAATCCGCTCAAACGTTTGGTATTTGTCCGCGTGGTTCGCCGGACAGGAAGGCTCAACCCCGGAACATATTATGAGCTGACCGACACTAAAGGCCGGTTTCACGAGTTCGTGTCGGAAGGCGTCACCGTGGTCGGGGGGTGGCCACAGGATGCGCACCTCATCGGGGCAAAGGATGGCGTCCAGCATGACGGGAGGCCCGAGGCGTGAAGCAGCTTGACTGGACCATCACCGAAAATAGTGAGTACGGGCACCGCGTCGGGACGCTGAATGGACACCGCATCGACTGGTGGCCCGAGTCTCGGCAGGGCACGTTCCGGTATCGCGGCAAGTCCTACCGTAAGCAGAACATCGACAAGTTCATTGAGAATGTCTCGCTCGGCAACATCGAGTTTGATGACGAATTCTCTGACGAATTCATGCCCGAAGCAGAAGAGCTCGAAGTGCAAGACCAGTCTCATTGGGCATGGCTGAAGATCGACGGCAGCATCCGGGTCTACATCGTCCACGAGAACATGGAGCGCCACGAGGCCGCTGACCAGGTGGTGGAGATCCTGCGCAACGCGGCCACTGACTACAAGAAGGCGAAGAGGGGGTAATTCACATGACTGGCACCCTCTCTCTCCCCGGATGGCCTGCTCGCCTGCAGGCGCCTATGGCTGCGGCATATGTCGGCATCCTTGATGATGAGGGTCGGCCGGACACCAGCACGTTTCGGGAACATGTCAGAAAAGGGTTATACCCTCGGCCTCACAAACGGCCGGGGGAGCGCCAGGCATGGCTGAAGACCGAATTGGACGAAACGCTGACGAGGCTCCAACAGGAGGAAGCCAGCGCACACGAAGAGGAAGAGTTCGAGTGATGGCAGACAAGGAACCAAACACATATGGCAAGCCGCTGGCGTCCGGGGAAACCCTGTGGTCATGGCAGCCAACCAGCCGAGACACGAAGAACAAGTGTCCTATGGCCTACACCGCGCTCGGCACCGACTTCGCGCAGGCGATGGTCAAGGCTCAGGATCTCAACGCAGCGCTCTATCAATGGCGGAAGGATCGCCGCGCCAACCGCGATGAAGTCTCCCATGCCAAGGGCACGTTCGGCTGGCTGCTGACCGAGTTCGAGAAGTATGGCCTGGTCGACGCCTCTGACAAATACAAGGATGAGGTGGCGCGCTATGTCCGGATCGCCGGCGAATTGAAGCTGAAGGGCGGCAAGGCATTCATCCATCAGGATCTCGAAAAGGTCACGGTGAAGGCAGCGCAGAACTGCGTCATCAAGATCAAGGAGACCCGGGGCGGCTCCACGGCCAAGAAGGCGCGGGCCATATTCTCCGCTGCGTGGGCCGAGGGCTTCCGTCTGAACGAGGCAACCGTTCCGGAGACCAACCCGTGGTCACATGTGAAACTCTCCCACAAGGAGCAGGAAACGTTCGCAGCGTCCTATGACCAGCTGCAGTCTTACGTCTCGGCCGCGATCGCAATGGGCGAAATCGGCATGGCCGTCGCCGCGCGCCTCTGCTGGGACATGCACATCCGGCCGACTGAGGTGTTCCGCTCTGTCATGTGGTCGAGCTACCGGCCGGAGCACAAGCCCCATCACTTCCTCGCCGGGCACGAGAAGCGCGACACCGGCGGCTGGCAACCAATGGACGATCCCGAGGATCTGAAGGAAGGCCGGGTGACGCCATTGTTTACCGAGCTCGAGGATCTGTTGCGCATGATGCCACAGAAGGGCGCGCTGATCTGTATGAGGGAAGAGCGCCAGGGTACGAAGATCATTCCGGGCTCATGGCTTCCCATCAAGAACAGTTCCACGATCAGCCGTCGCATCCGCGCCAAGGCTGGCCTGCCCGATGAGGTCACACTGAAGTCCTTCCGGCATGGTGGCATCACCGAGCTTGGAGAGAGCGGCGCCGAGACCTCGCTGATCCAAGCCCGCACAGCCCACCGGCAGCGCGCGTCCCTCGATCGCTACGATCACACCAATGACCGCAAATCCGCCTCAGCACAGAAGCTGCGGCTCGCACACAGGAGAGAAGGATGAACGCAACAGCCACCAACCTAGCCGCGGAAGCGCAGCTTCATAATTTCCGGAGCTTTCTTTATGCGCTGGAGCAATTATTGCGTCAGTGCGCAGTCGCGCACCCGATCGGAAATGAGACACTGCCCGAACATGATATCAGCATGCATATGCCTTTGGACAATTCGGTCCGTGATCTCTTTGTCGAACACATGCCGGTTATCCTGACGCTGCTTCCTGAAGACGTCGTGGTGGCTGACAAGAAAACGCTCGAAACCGTGATCGGTCCCGTGGCTTCGGATATTGGCGCAGGCTTCGCTTTCCGGGCAACCGATTTGATCGCAGAGATCGAGCGCGTGGCGTTGATGCGTGTCGAACAGAAAGCCATGCTGGTCCAGGATCGCAGGAGAGAGGGATGACCCCGGCTCAGATTATAGCCCAGGCATCAATGAGCCGTCGGGGGGTCCTTCCGGAAGCGCAGCTGATAGTTGCCGTGCTGGAGGGGTACATGGCCGATGCTGAGGCCGCGGTGACGGCGCTAGAGAAAGCCGGCTACGTCATTAGCAAGGATCGTTCACCCCCTGGTCCTGCACCCTCTGGCAAAACTGAGATGATGGCGCCTTTCTCCGTAAGACAGGCCGTGAAGAAAAGGATACAGCAGGCCGTAAAGGGCGTCATTCAAAAACAGCCTGTCGAGGTGTACGCCACACGGATTGTCGGGGAAGGCAAAACGACCGTTCATTCTGACTCCCACCCCGAAGGTGTAGTATTTCCAGACGAGAACAAACCCTGAAAGAGTCAGAATGTGCCAGTGTTTATTGGGATGTCGCGGGATTACAAATCAGATGCTCTACCAGCTGAGCTAAGCCGGCACTGCTGCGGTGGGTATTGGGGATCGCGGCAGCAGTCAAGTGGGCATTCTGACTCCCATTCTGACCCGCATTCTGACTCTTTGTTTTCTGGATGTTCACGACCCCGGCCCCCAACACCCCCTGTAGCCCAGACCACAAATCTATTGTATTCACCCTTAAGAGGAACCGAGCCATGAAGAAAACAACCATCATCGCCTTGATCGCAATTGCCCTTGGGGGCATCTCGGCCGCACTGGCTAATCCAGCCGGTGCTGCATCAGACGCCTGTGCAGATCCATCCCCGGTGGTTCAGTTCAGCTGCAACTAGGCTGCAATCGGAAACTTGCGCGGTCCCATGAAGTGCCAGCGGAACGTTGCTGGCTTTGAGAGGGCGGGCGCGCCGGCTTCATCGAACACCTGAAACCGGACGTCATTGTTGGCGGCAATGTTGGACAGGCTTTGCCTGACAACGAACGGATTGACGCCCCCAGCTGTGAATGATCCGATCATGGTTGCGAAGGCCCGATACACCTTTTCTGCCTCAGCAGCATCCACTGCCGCGTAGGTGCATGGAGTGCGGTCAATAACGGCCGTCGCTGACGTTCCGCTTACCGTGTCGTCATACACGCCTTCCAGGTCACTCACGAAACCGGGGCAGTCCTTGAACTCGATTGTTTCTTCAGTCAGGTTCGGGTCGAATGTCAAGCTGACGCCATTGCGGAACCGGACGCCCTGCAACAGCACATCCTCGCAGCCATTGTTGAACACGGTCGGACAGGCGCCGTCACCGATCATCTGGAACGAGCCGCCGAAGATCGTTGTCCCAGCGCTGCCGCCAAGATTGATCGCGTTGCGATAGACGTCCGTGAAGTGGTTCAACTCGTAGGACAGGCGACGGTCAAAAATCTCGCCAAGGTCAGCATAGTTTGTGTGATGCGTCGCAATGATCGCATCGTTCAGAATGCCCGAAATACGGTTGCCACGAATGCTGCTGTCTCGGCCGCGCTTGTTGCCCTGGTCAAGTGAGTGCAGGCCATCGAAGAAGAAGCTGCCTTCATTGTCGCTGATAATGTCGTTCTCGCTGTTCGAGTGGACAATCATTGCGCCCTGCCACTCGATCATTGAGCAGTCTGTCACTTCCATATGGCCATCGAAACTGTCTTCACCGATATAAGTGATCGTGTCATTCCCGGTCGATGACATCAGGAATGTAAACGTGCCGTTTTCCCCGAGCGCATCCGAAGAGTAGTCAGAGTCTCCATAGGCCCCGGAAGCCGCTGTGGTGATGGTCAGTGTGCCGGCCGTGCGGTCGGTAATGGTGACCGTCATCAGATAGATACGGGACGTGAGCGCAGAGACCGATTCAAGATCTCCGAGGTCGAGACCGCCCAGCGCCGTGTTGTCGTCCTGAATGGCCTTGATCGTGCCGGCCGTTCCATTCCAGCGCAGTTCGGTGCCGGTGAAGGCGACGCCGGTGTCGAGCGTATAGTCTGACGTGTTGCTCGAGACGTATTCGGTCGGGGCCTTTACCGCATAGATCTCGCTTCGCCCCACATTCTCGTTGCCGGTATAGTTCACGCTGGTGATGTCAAACGTGTCAGAGTCGATCACAGTGACCGAACCCGCGACTGAGAAGCCTACGGTCTGAGCGCCCATAAGCACCCATGTTTCCCCGGTTGTCGCGCCGTGCGCAGTGCGGAAATTGATCCGCAGCTTGCCAGATCCATTGTCGGCAAAGCTTCCGGCCTGCACCATTCCAGACAGGCCATTGCGCGCCTTGTTGCCAGAGATAACGCCGCCGCTGTTCTTGCCGCCTTTAAGACGGATCAGCGTTCCGCAATCGCCGGCAAGGTCAAAGTCATTGTCCTTGATCGTGTATTTGCGCACGTCCTGGATGTCGAAGACTTCCTTGTGCGATGGGTTTGCTGTGGCTGTATAGCAGCGCGTCCCGCGATTGTGGCAGATGGACAGGTCCATGATCCCGCCGCCGATGTCGAACGTCTCTGTCAGGATGTCTTCATGCTTGGCATAGTCCATCACCACGCGATCATACGCCTTCACGGTCGCATCGGCCTGATAGCTTGTGCCCACGTCTCCGAGCGAGTGCAGGCTGACATATGTATCATGATGATAGCCGAACAGGTCAGACATGATCGCGCCGCGAGAGCGGGCATCTGGCACCACGTCGCCATAGACCGCATTCGTGTATTCGCAATTGAAACCGCGATACGTACCGCCATATCCCTGAATGATACCGAGATAGATTGCCGTGGCGGAATCGCTGCCCGTACCGCTGAGGGCCGAGTCTGTGACGGTCACACCTGTTGTATAGTTCGCGCTCGTTTCAGGATCATTGCCCCGGTCAATGTTCCATTGGTCAACGCGGCAATGATTCAGGTTCAACTCAGATCCGGGATAGAGCGCAAACAGCGCGCAATATTGGAAGTCAAATTGCCGGATCTTCGCGCCCGTTCGTGAACCGTTGATCGTCAGCGTGTCCCCGTCACGCAAAGCAATCGCGCCGGTCTGGGTAACTGTGGCGCCATTTGTCAGCGCGGCCGGAGGGGCAACCCAGATGATGTCACCATCTTTCGATCGCCCGTCACGTAGCGGCACGCCATTGTCCAGCGCCACCCATGCCTCGATCGTCCGGGCATTGGATCGGGACCAATCCAGTGTCCGTTGATTGACCTGGATGCCGAGCTCGCGCATGTCGACACCGTTGTCTTCGTATTGGCGCACGAGCCGGCCGCTGCCGTCCGTCAGGTCCACGATGTCGAGATCGTTCCCTGTGCCGGTCACATCAGCCTCGAAGATGAACTTGGAGTGCCCACCATCACCTGCTGACAGGAAGCCTTGCGTCATCACGGTCTGGCCATCCAGCAGTCCGGAGCCATCAATAGCCTTGGCCTTGGCAAAGGTGGATACCTCATAGACCGACCGAGCCACCTCGCCGCCAGCCAGGAGCACGTTGATCAAGGCGGACAGATTGCTCACGCTCTCCGTCTGGTCTTGAACCATCATTACGATGCGGTGAAATTCGGTGTCGATCCCCAAGGGTGGCGCGCCGGCCGGACCGAAAGATGTTTCACGTAGCGGCCGGGTGCGACGTTGGATCTTCACATCCGCGGCCGTGACCGAGTTGGTCAGGTAAATTACCCCTCCATCGTATCCGACATCAGACGCATTCCCTGAGACGGTGAATTCAAGGGTCTCAACATCATCGATGAAGATCCTGATATCCGCCGTTTCCATAAACATGAAATCGAAGCTGAACGGGCCTGTGCCAGACACGGCCTCATGGAGCTTCGAATTACTTTCGGTGATGATCGGCAGGATCGACATGCGGGGCGCTCGCTCTATTTCTGAGCCTGCATTGTCGGAGGTGCGGGCGCACCCATGAACGCACTATTCCAAGTCTTTCAGACGATCATCGTGTTGATCGATCGCGTCCTCTATCTCGTCCATCCAGTCACTTCGACTTGCCAAAGCGTTTTCTGTCAGGCGCAGACGCTGCTCGATCGGGACAATACGGGTGTCGAAATCTTGCTCTGTGAAGCGGGGCTTCTCGGTGAACTCTTCCAGATCCGCGATCGCGCGGGTCAGGGACTTTATTTCCGCCGTCAACTCCGATGATTGTTCGCGGGTGAACATGTTCTTCTCGATGGAGTCGACGCGCCCCTGCAGCTGAAACAGGAAGCTGGCGACACCAAGAAGGACGACAACCAGGCCAGAGGCCATAGCGATCGAGACCCGGGAGTCCTGCGTGATCGTGGGGCCGGACGCATCCTTGGCAAGCGCGCCTGTAAGGGCGCCAATGGCTGCCATCATTTCGTCGTGTCGACGTTCTGCGGGGGTTGGCATCAGTTTTCGCCCTCATGCAAGAAAGGGCCTGCCATTGCTGACAGGCCCTCCCGATTGTGTGGTCTAGCTACCATCGCCTAGCCTTTGGCGCACGCCTCAAGGCGATCAGCAGCGGCTTGGGTTGGGGTCCACAAGGTCTGGTATTCCTCGAGCGTGAGATCCGGTTCCTTCGAGAAGCCATCGATGATGCCGCCCGTATTGGTTCCGATGATCCGTCGGGCCGCGAAGCCGGCAAGAAAGACCCTGTACCCCGTAGACGTCTCAAGTCCGATCGCTCGGCCAGCATCCATCAGGAGAGAGGGCAGCTCAGAGGTCACAGCCTTGACGTCACCCCGCGCACATACCTTGCCGGTGGACGTGTCGGTCTGCAGTCGGCCGTCAATGACGACACAGTTGGCAGCGCTCTCAGCATAGGCGCCGACGGCTTGGCGGATCTTCGGGCCATACTCGGCGATGACCGCCTTGGTATCAGGCTGGAGAATGCCGGCCTCACACAGATCGGCGAGATCCGCGACAGCAGGGCCGACATCGTTTTGCACAACGGCCGCAGCCTGGCGAGGCGTGCTGTCCTTGTCGCCGACAGAGGGCAACGCTTGAAGGGTGCCACATGCGGCAAGCATGAGCGGGGCGAGCAGGAATGCAGCGAGGCGCGTGAGTTTCATTTATTCATTTCCTTTCCAGGGACGATATCGGGATGAGGGCTTATATTGCGCGCGTGTCCTTCAGGCGTCCCCGCACCGGGGCAATTCACGCAGCCCGGGCGAGGATCATTGCTTCGGCCTTGCCCAGCGCCATTGCAGTTGCAAAGCTGGTCACTTTCAGCAGGCGCTTCATCCAGCCTTTTCCAAAAGTGCGGAACGTGGACAGGTCGAAATAGAACCAGAGGCGCGTGTTGCCGACCTCATCGATCAGGTCAAAGACGTTGATCTTGTTCGCGGCACTGATCGTCTTGGGGCCGATGACACCATCCACGATGATGTGGATGCGGCCGAGCTTGTTAATCGCCTTCTGCAGCATCTTCACCGCGCGCTTGGCACCGGAGTTGACGGCAATGTCGAAGGTTACGAAATCGAGACCGCCCGGCAATTCGTCTGCTCGCACAGCACGCCAGTACCACGCATGGTACAGCGGCATGATGTCTTCCATCGTCAGTGAGCGCATTTCCTCAACCGTGATGGAGGACTTGCCGCGACGGGTCCACTTTGCCCATGTTCCGATCGTGACACCGCGCATGGTGACACCGCCCGGATCATTCGGGTGGTTTGCATATCCGCCTTCATGGCTCAGCGTCTCAGCCAGGGCGATGCGGAAGTTGGGGGAGTAAACGATCGCCGTCATAGCAGTGTAACTCCACGGCTCCGGAGATAGCCGGTTGCAGCGAACTTAGCCGCCTTGAACAATACCCTGCGAACACCGGCATTGCGCTCATGATAGACCGCTTCCCGGCCGGCGATCTGCTCAACCAGGTCGGCATTGTCCGGATCGATGCGCGTGATGCGATCTGGGAAAAAGCGCCGGCCAATCTCAACGCCGCGATAGGCTGCGAAACGGTGAATGGGCCTCACACCGAGATCTTCCATCGCGGATCGGTATAGCTCGTTCGCTTCCTTGATCGAGATCAGGCCACTCTCGAGCGCCCAATCATGCAGCGCGGGCGGACCCCACCATGCGGGATTGCGGGGCTGCCAGAAACGAAGCAGGCGCGGAAGCGAGTGGACGTCGAAGATGAAGCCCGCAGGCACCTCGAAATCCTTGTACCAGACACGGCGCAACAGTCGGTATTCCGGGCGCCCCTGACGGGTCGTGCCGGTTTCCTCGATGTCATGGATCGAGAGCACCAGCCCCAGGGCAACCCCGGGGCTGGATGGTCGTACCTCTTGCGGCGTGAAGAACATCGTTCAGCCTTGTGGGATGTCGGCTTCGCGGCGCGGATCGCCTGCCACCTGAACCGGCTCTGGCTCTGTGGTTGCCGCCTGATAGTCTTCGACCAACTGGCCAAGGCCGCGTTCACTCAAGAATTCGGCGATGCGGACGCGGAAGGCACTGTAGCGGTCAGCCACTTCCTTGTGAGCATCAGCCGCGAATGCCTCGATGCTGGCGAGCTCATCGATCAGGTCTTTGACCTTCGGGCTATTGCCGAGCATTTGGGCGACCAGCGGCATAACGCCGGCAGCGGCAGCGGCAGCAATCACGGAATTGTCGATTTTTGGGGCGGTCATGGGCCTCTCCTTGGCGATAGGTGAGGCTTGAAAATGAATAAAGCGGCACGTTCAAGGAACGCACCGCTTTACCAATGGAGACCCATTTACGCGGGTAGACGGCCCGCAGGTCTGGAATCAGTTATGGCCTAGAGCCGCCCTGAAGTCAACGCTATTCGCCCTGCGCAACAGCATCAGCAAGTGCCGCAGCCATTTCAGACTGACGCTCTTCCTCCTGCTCTGCAGCGCGGGCCAGAGACCGCTTCAGTTCCTCGCGGCCGAGCTGCTGCAGGTCGCCCCAATATTCGGTGACGACGATCTGCCTCACACGCTCGCGATGATCTGCCAGGACGTCCTGGATCGCACGGGCTTTTGAGCCTCGCAGCGGATCAGGGCCATCCATCAGTTTTGCGTACCCATCCGATTCCACGAGCTCATTCAGTCGATCAAGAACGGACGGGATCTTCAGATCCTTGTCTCCCCCCATCAACTGGCTCATGCGGGAGTATATCTCCGGATGCTCTCGAAGCGAGACTTGCATACTTTGGGGTCCGACCGGCACTCCGATGGAGCGGTCCATTGTGGATGGCAAGTAGTGCAGGCGCATCAACTCGGTATCGATCGGAGACGGGTCGATCTTCTTGGCAATGAACGGCATGAGCGAATCATACACAACGCCATGACCGGACTGGTACACCTTCGGACGGCCGAACAGGTCATACTCCTGCGGCAGTGTCTCCGACATCGTGGGAATGCGATTCTTGATCGAGGCGATGGCTGTGTCTGCCTCCCGCCAGAACGGGTCCGTTTGCCGGCGGATCTCGGCCGACAGGGCTGGCGTGGTCACGGCCGCGGCTGTTCGTGCGAAGTACCGCTCACGATAGTACGGATCTTCCAGCGCCCTCACAAAGTCGCGCAGGCCGGTCATGTAGGACTTGTCCAGCATCATGCGGCCGATGTTGAGAACCGAGCTCGTCAGCAGATCCCCGAGTTCATCATCCGGCTCACTGTCCCAGCCCTTGTTCGCCCAGATCTCATTGAGCTCCGCGCCGATCAGCAGCATCGAAGACACGGGGTCCAGACGGTCAATCGTGTAGCTGTGACCATCAATGTTCAGAGCGAAGGGCTGGAAGCCAGCGCCGGCAAGGCCCTGCAGTTCCCGCTTCTTCTCGATGTCATCCGGGCCGGAGCCGTTCATGATGCCGGCAGAGGCAAGGCCCATTCCCAGCATCATGACGCTTGTGCCCATCGCCACCTGACCGACGGCGCGAGCGCGGCGCTGGCCTCCTGCAGCATAGTCCGCCCGCCACTCTGGGAAGAATGCGGCCGATGGCAGATGACGGAATGTGTAGCTGAAGATGTTCGAAGGTGTGATGACGAACGGCAACAGCAAGTGCCCAAGCGGCAGTCCTGTCACATTGTTCAGTGCCCTGCGGAAGCGCAGCACACCCATTGTCAGCGGACCCGGGCGGTTGGTGAATGTCCGCTCCTGTGCGGCATGACGCGCCGTCTGGATCATTTCATCCGAAGGATCTGCCAGAAGCTCTTCGATGCGCATTGAAACCTGATCCTTGTCGATCCGGCCGTCGCGGGCTTCAGCGTTCGCCTGGCGCAAGGCAAGCGCCCGCATTTCCACGCGATAGTTGATGCCCTTGAACATGTCATCCGCCACACCAAGCGCTTCCGACGGAGCGGCGATGCCGTACCCGATCAGGTTGATCGTGTGGCCGACGATGCTGTCTTCGCTCGGATTGGAGGCCAGCCCACCCGTCAGGGCGCTTACGCGGCCGGCTGAGAGGGCGCGTTCAGAACCGGCGTCAACCTGCCTGCCATTCACGCCCATATCGTCAAAGCGCAGGGAGACGTTCGGCTTCGTCGGGTTCATCTGGCTGTGCTGAGCCATATAGCGCATCTGGTAGTAGAAGGCGTCCATCAGTTCAGATGCTCGCACCCCGGCCTCGGAGATCATTTGCTGATCCATCGTCAGCGCGCCCCCGAAATAGGTTGAGCCCACATCCATCGCCATGACCGCCATGTTGCCAGTGGCGTTGACGATGTGCGTCTTCGGGTTGGACAGGAACATGGCCCTGATCCATGCCCCGCCGAGATCTGTCCACGCCTGCTTCATGCTGACGCGAACAAGATCATCGAGCTCGACTTGCTGGTTCGGGCCAAGGCGCGCGATGCGTTTCACCAGATCATCCACATTCTCGTCATTGTCCCAGCGGGCCAACGCATCTTCCATCGCCATGCGGCGGGTCGTGCTGTCTTTCGACAGGATACGCAGCGAGCCGAGCAAGCGCGCCGCATCGGCAGAGGCGCCTGAGACTTCAGCCTGGATCGTGCGATGAAGGACCATCGCCCGGTGAAGCGCAGCCTTGGCTGCGAGTGACGGGCTCTGCTGGTACAGTTCCGCCAGTTCCCGGATCTTGTTCGCCGAAGAGTCGCGAAGCTGGCGCAGGGCCAGCATTTCCTTGTCGTTCAGGATGTTGCCGCGCCGGCGTTTGGCGAGCGCCTTGAAGGCTTCCTCATTCGCTGCCTCGCGTTCGACCTGGGCCAGAGGGCGGCGTCCACCGACTCTTTCCTTCACTTCCGGCCGGGCTTCGTTGGCCAGCTTCTGGATCAGGGCCTTGAAGTCTTCAGGTCCAGCAACGCGGGCCAGGTTCACATAGACATCCTTCTCCGCGTATGGGTCGAACATGTCATCCTGTTGACCGCCGCGAGAGAGCATGAACCCGGACTGGCTGTCCCTCATCGGGTCGAACCGGGCGTTGACGCTGCGCACATCCGAGAAGTCGAACATCGCGATCGTGGTTCCAGCCTCAACGCCCGTATAGCCGGCCTGCTGTAGATAGTGCTGGGCCAGTTCTGCGATCTTGCGCTGGGCATTCATGACATTGCCGATGCCGGCAGCGGCGCGCTTCTGCGCTTCCTTGAGTTGGTCCAGCGTGGCCAATTCACCCCGGATGAACAGAGGAAGGACCGCGCCCCCGTCTTCGCCCGCATAGGTGTTGGCCTGGTCCGTGGCCGTCGTGAGATAGACGCCCCGGCCAAGCAGGCCGTCCGGAGACGTGCGCAGCGCGTCCCCTTCGATTTCACCGGGCGTGCCGTGATAGACTTGACGCTCGGTGTTCCAGCCGAGATCCCTGGCGCGCTGCATCCTCACTTCGGTTTGCATCGGCAGGCGTTTGATATCGCCATTCTTGACCTGGTGACGAACCTGCTTGACGTGATTGCGGGTCTTGCCTGTCCGCTGGGCAATGACTTCGTTGCTGAAGCCGACCTCGATCAGTTCCTCCATGTAGAGGCGATCCATGCCGGCTGCACCGCGAGATCCATGCGGCACATCGATTCCCATGCTGCGCGCTCGAGACAGGGCATTCGAAACAGACTGCCCATCCCATTCGAGTTCTTCAGCGATTTCCGCATTCGAGAATCTGTTCCGGGCCATTTCCACGGCCTTGTTCTGCGCTTCGTTCAGGCGCGGATCGAAGAACGTGTCTGTGCCGCGATCCAAATCATCATTGAAGCCAATCGGCCGCAGGAAGCCATCGCCGCGCGCATACTGAATATCCAGCGGCGCATCCATTCCCTTCAGCGGCTCGAGCATCGCTGATAGCTCATAAGCGGCGTCGGGGTCATCGGACGCCTTCACGGTCTCGATGAGATCCTGATATCCGAAAACATCAAAGTCCGTATGCGCCTGAAACATCGCCTCGAGCGTGTGCGGATCTGTCAGCACTTCCTCGTTGTTGATGACGTTCTGGCGGAAGTTGCCGACATCCTCGAGATTGATGGTTGTCCGGGTCTGGTTCAGCAATAGCGGGTCCGGCTCGCCAAACTGGCTGTAAGGCCACTTGCGATATTTCGGATTGAGGATGGGCGGACGCGACTTGTGCGGCCGGTCCAGTACCAGCGTCGTGTGGTCGCTATCAAGTCCGCTCCGGAAGCTGACCGGCATTTCCAGCGCCTTGTACGCCTGGTTGCGGATGGACAGCAGGGCCAGTTGGCGGAAGTCGGCCGTCTTCCAGCCAAGGCGCGGGATCAGGCCGGGGAACCGGCGGGCAATCCAAACCTTCATGGATGCGATCGCGCGGGTCACAATAGGCGCGGCCGGAGCGAACTGCACCAGATAGGCCAACGTTTCCTCACGAGCATGTTCAGGGCGGAAAGCCATCTGGCGCGCCCACTGACGGGCAACAGATGCGAAGCGCTCACCCGTCTCTGCGAGTCGATCGACTTCAGCAAGAATGGCCTCTTTGCCACTGGCGCCGATCAGGCCCTGCAGTCCGGCATGAATACCGACCTCGTGCAGAAACAGCCCCTCAAAGTCCCGCGGGTCGATCCGGTCGCTGATGACAACTTTGCCGTCGGGCATCGCCATCGCCATCGTATCTTCCGGAACACCGGGCAGAACATCTTGCATATTGGACGCAAAGCCGACGCGGCCGGACTTGGCGAGCTCGAGATACCATTCGCCGAATGTGTTCAGGGCGACTCTGTGAAGCTGCCGACGGCGAGCGTTCATTTCCTTGTCGAAGTCGGAGAGCTTGTCCCCACGCGCGGCCTTCACGCCAGACCGGCGCACCTTGTCCACGCGCTTCATCAGCGTGTTGAACTTCTTGGTGCTGCCCTGGCCCTCGATCGCGCCGTCCATGATCTCACGGACCTCTTCTGCCGGCATGTCGAACTGGTCATCGAGCCCGGTCAGAATATCGTCGGTCAGAACCTCGTCGTAATTCTGCTCTGCAATCTCGAGCATCGACTCGGCGTCAGCGGCCTCTGGTGTTGCCAGAACCTCATTGTCAGCGATCGCTGAAACCTCATCATCGCTCAACAGCGTGGTGTCGACATCCTCGGTCGCGGCTTCGGGAGCAGACTCCAGACCTTCGCCGCCAAATGACTTGCGACCGAAATAGCTGCGGAAGGACGTCGCCTCCGGAGTTGCCGCCTCGATCTCGTCAATGGCCTTGGCCTCGATCGGGGTTTCGGGACGGTCAGTGCCAAACTGGTCGCGGAAGGACGTCGCCTCCGGACGTGGTTCAGCGTTCTCTTCGACCAGGCTTTCGAATGTCCGGCCAAGTCCACCCTCCCCCGGGTCCGGTTGCGACTCGGCGAGATCTTCAAATTCCGGCGTGATGCCGAGCGCGGCCTCATACTCGGCGACGAACGCATCCGATTCTTCTCGCGCGGTCGGCTGCTGGGCTGGCTCTGCCCGCTCGATGACCTCTGAAATGGCCTCAACTTCCGCCAGCTTGTCCGGGTCCGGGCTCGTTTCGGCCTGATCTTCCTCATTTGGCTGTGGTTGTGGGGGTGTTTCACTATTTTCCGGGGCTTCGGGTGCCGGGGCTTCTGCCACCTCTCCTGCGCCGCCCTCGCTCTCCGGGGCTGGCGCCTCGTCTTTGCCGCCAAGCTGGCTGATGCCCTGTTGCCCGCCGGTCATGACCAGCGACATCATGGCCGAGGTAATCGCTGTGCGCTGAATGGCTTCAGGGCGCTCTTCGATATAGTCCGCGAAGGTCTTCTCCGGGTTGAGCTCTACCCATGTCAGCATGTCCTGAATGTGGGTTGCCGCCTGTTCGCCGAGGCCATCGGAGATCAACTGCTTCTTCAGCGTCTCGAGGAAGGGTGTTTTCTTGCCGATGTCGCCCACAAGATATTTCAGAGGCAGGCGCTCGGTTGCCGCTTCCACGGCTCCCATCATGATGCCGTAGCGATACGCCTTCGTCGGGTCAGCCCCGGCCCGGCGCGCATCCCCATAGGACGTGGCGCCTGTCTGGGTTCCCATCATGGCCAGGCCGACATTCGGGTTCTTGGTGACCACAGACGCGGCCAGCGATGGCAGCATCATTCCGAGGTTCAGGGTCGTATCGACCACGCCCTGCTGGATTGCGTTTTCGCCCTCCGGCAATTGCTCGCGCATTTTCTCTTCGAGGCCGGCCGACTTTTCCCGGCTCTCGGCGATCTTGGCTTCGCGCTCTTCCTTGGACGCAGGCCCGAACGAGTCGCCAACCACCGGAATTGCGCGAAAGACCTCATTCGACAGAATGAAGTCTTCGATCACTTCCTGCGGTGCACGGAATTCCTGCGGCACACGCGGGATCAATCCCGGGTTCTCCAGATAGAAGGCATTCAGATCCGAGCCCATCTTCTGCCAGGACGTGCCGATCGCTGGAACCGTGTCCGCGATGTTCTTCCCGGCCATCTGCAATTCGCGGCCGCTCTGCTTGATGAAGGCGCGGTTGACATCCGCCGAGCTCACAGTCGGATCTCCGCCACCGTCATTGATGGCCTTCAGTGCGCCGTACACGCCCATCGTCTCGGCCCGCTTCTTCAGGACGTCGCCGCGCTCAGGGCGCTCGCTCCACAGATCCTCGTCTTCTGCCACGGGCGCCGGCGCTGCCGCGGCCTCTTCTGCGGCAATTTCTCCGTCCATCTGGGACATGATGCCACGAAGGCGTTCTTTGCGGCGGGCCTCATAGGCGGCGTCGGCGGCGTTACCGGGCATTGTTGATGCTCCCTTCAATCTGGTTCAGAAGCGCGCGCTCTTCGGCAAGCCTCTCTAATTCCTGTTCCTGGTATGCGGACAAACCCCGCATATCATTCTCATTCGGGCGAATTTGCTTGTAGCGCTCATTGATCCGGCGCTTGGCGTCAGCGATGTCTTCCGCTCCGGGTACTGATCCAAAGCTGCCGACCGACAGGAAGCTCGAGCGCTCAACCAACGCATTCACCCGGCCGGACGTGGACAGAATGACGTCTACCTGGTCCTGCACCTCACGCGCATTCGGCGTGTGCTCGAGACCTTCGAACCAATCATCCAGTTGCTCGATGGCCTGCACCTTCTGCGTTGCTCGCTGCTGGGCAGTCTCGGCGCTGGTGTCCAGCATCCCACCATCCTTGAATGCGGCCTCAATGCGATCGACACCGGGCTTGCGGACCTTGCTTGCGGTCTTGTCGATATCGGCCAGAAGTGTGTTGCGCTGGCTGTCTGTGAACTGCACGAGCTCCAGCACCTGATCTTCATCGAGCGCGTTGTTGCGGGCCATGATCCGGTATTGTGTGAATTCACTGTCACCGACGCCCTTGCCGGCACTGTCATCGAACACCTTTCCGAGCAGTGTGCCGTACCGGGTTTCGGTCACATACGGCCGCGCGGCCAGAACAGCGGTGTGCTTTTCCTGCTTGGTCGCAGTCGGGTCGAAGATGATGTCGATCGCGCGCTTGTCATAGACTTCGGCCAGATCCCCGCGCACCTTTTTCTGGCGCTCCTCTTCTGCCGTGACTTCAGCCAGGTGGGCCGAACGATTCTGTTGGAGCAGGTTGATTTCCTGGCGCAGCGCATTCCGGGTCCGCTCGCGCTCTGCCGTGGTTCTCTGCAGGCCATCGGCGTATGTGTCGGCCGTCTCGAGCGCTGCAGCATATCCCTGCTCTTCGAACACGTTCTCGATATCCGGCAACAAGGTGGCCACCTCGAGCCGCGATGCAATCACATCGGCATCCAAAGCGCGCTGCTCTTCCGAATACCCATAGACCGGATTGTCAGCCTTGATTTGCATCTGACGCTGGAGGTCATTCGAGAGCCGCTTCACCTCTGGATCAGCCAGTGCCTCCTGCCCCCGGCTGCGCAGGATTGCATCGAGATCGTCGGACATGCCCTGGATCGTGGCATCCATCGCCTCGCGGGCTTCCTTCATGTCTGCCGCCTGACGATCGGCCGCGACCTTGCCGCGAACGTCCTGCTGCACTGTGTCCATCATGAAGAAGACTTCATCGGCGAAGTCCGGATCGGTATTGCCACCGATACTCTTCTTCACTTCCTCCATCTGGACGTCGAACTGCTCGACATTGCCAAACGTGTTCGGGTCAGCACGAAGGCGCGCGGCCTCCTGTTCGATCGACCCCTTGGTGCGCTGCAGGTAAAGGGTCTCGAGCATGTTGTTGTATGCCCGGTCCCCAGCCGTCTGAAGACCGAGCGCCCGTTCTCGCTTGGTGAAATTGCCAAGGCCGGGAGCGCCAATATCGTCCGCGAACTGCGCGCGCTCGTTGAAGTCGCGCAGGGCTTCCTTTTCACCCTTTTTCGCATCAGCCTGCCCGGTCAGGACTGCAATCTGGTTGGCGACGTTGGCCACCCGGTCGAATACCGATGCAACCCGGGCCTCATGCTGACCCGCCGACCGGATGGTTCCGGCCGGCGTGAGAGCGTTTCCACTGATGTCTGGCAAGCCGTCTGGCATTATCCGCCTCCTTGTGCGAAGCCTTGCGCGAGCGACCCGGCGGCGCCGAGCACTCCACTGGCGAGCGCCCACTTCTTGCCGCTACGGGCATTCTTCGCTTCATAGTTCGCTTCGGTGATGCCCTGCCGAATGCCAAGGACTTCGGCATTGGTGACGTCATCGCTCTTCTGCTTCCGGGCACGCTCGATCACCATTGCGGTCGGGCTGTCCAGAGAGACGTTCCGTGAGCCTCGGATCGCATCGATCGTGGCCATCGTATCATTCAGCTCGACCGCGCGCGTGGCCTTGGTCTGATTTGCCTGCAACGCCAGGTTCCGGGCCTTGTAATCGGCAGCGTTGGCCTGCGCATCAAGTCCCTTCGCTTCCATGAAGCCGCCGGCCAGAGAACCCGCCGCACCAGCGCCAGCCGCAATCATTGTCCATGTAAACGGATCGGCCATCAGTAACTCACCTCAAGTGTCTGGGATCTCAGGAAGAGCGGCGCGCCCTCCCCGACGGATTGCGTGATCGAGGGGATGTGATTGAAATCATATCCCCAGATGTAAAAGGGCTCGAGACCGCCGGTCATGAGGGGTGGTTCCGCGCCCATGTCGGTCGCCCCGTCCCCACCCACGCGCAATTCACCATCAACGCGGAACATGCCCGTATCCAGAACATCGACCATCACGCGCGTAATGCGTCGGCGCTCTTGCCCGATATGTTTGTGAACCGGCGGCGCAGGCGTGATCTCCACCTCGAAGTCACTCCCAATCGCCAGTCCCTCAGCCGGGTCAATCCCCGGAACGTTGCCTGATCCGTCCACGGTCAGCGGGCCTTGCCACACATGCTGCCCTCGCATGACATACACGCTCCGGCCGGCCAGCAGTGGGCAGGATGCCGAGTAATCACACTGCACATCCATGATCGCGGCCATATCCATGTCGCAGAGAAAGCCATCCTGGACGCAGAACAGTTCGGTCTTCCACGCGGCGAAGGATTGCCATTCAGTCCCCGGCGCTGGCTCCCAGGGGGTTGCGCCCATCTGATCCGCGCCGCGACGGTAATTCATGACCACCACAGATCCGTCCGAATTCCGAATGATCAGGTATCGCTCGGACCTCGCGCCAAGCCCGTCGACATAGACAAGCTGAACCGGATCAGTGATCAGGTGTCTTGCGAGCAGCGACAGTTCGGAGACAGACCACGAAGCCCGGACGCTTCCGGTCGCGCCAATGATCAACAGGCGGTTCGCATTGTCAGTGAACACGACACCCTCTGGCGTCAGCACCGGCCGCACGGTCTTGGAGCCATCCGGTGAGATCCGCAGGAATTGCACGCGGCTCGGAGACAGCGGCGCCTGCTCACTTTCCGGCACGTAGTAGCAACTCCGGTCAGTCAGGAGGATAAGCTGCTCGGCGCCGATGATATGGCGGATCGCTGCATTCGGATCATCACCCAGGGCCTCAATGAATGCGTCGTTGTCATCCCCGGTGCCGACATCAAAGTCCGTGAGGAACCCAACCGCAGAAGCGGCAACAGCGTTGCGCGCGCCCGGGAACCCACCCATGATCAGGCGGTTGCGGTGCAGCGCGCCCGTGCTGGGGTATCCGCGCACCGCACTGATCATCTGCTCGTCCCAGATCGTCGTTGAAGCGGGCGATGTTGATCCGACGGCCGAGATTGTCGCTGTGCCCTCTGGTGAGGAAATGTCTTCTGACGAATCGAAGGACGTATAGCCGGCGCGAAGGGTCACATCGATCGTGCCTGAGCCAACCGCGGCCACCTGGCCTTCGATGCTGGTCGTGTCGCCGAGTACGATATGCCCGACCTTGAAGGGGGCGGTGCTGTTCACCGTCAGGGTGATCGTCGGGTACAGCGTCGTGATGACCGTCCCCGTCGCGTTTTTGCCGTCTACAACTGTGTCGATCTCGATCTCGTTGTTGAGATACCGGAACCTCGTACCGACATGGCCAGAAACGAAAACATTCTCTGACGCAACAAGCGTGATCGAGCCGGTGGTGGCCGATGGCTGCAGCGTCACTCCCTTGGCTGCATACCGCCAATAAGGCTGGCGAACGGCGCTTCCGATGCCGTCATCAAACGTGATCGCGCCGATGGAGAATACGCCGGCAGAATATGCGAGCTCCTGCGTCTCGAAATCGCCGAAGATGAAGAACTTGTCATCGCCATTGGCGACCGTGATCTTCTCAATATCGGCTTCCACCCACGGACCGCTCAGGGTTTGCAGCAGTGAGCTCGCGTCGAAGACCTCCACCTTGCCGGCAGAGAAGACGATCCGGCGATAATCGGAATCGTCCAGGTCAAAGACCTCGAGTTGGCGCTTCGTGCCAGACGTGGATGCAACAGGACGGCTTGCCGGTCTCCGATGGGCACCGCCGCCATTGCTGATGAGTGTGTTGAGTAGGCGACTGGCCGCTTCGTTCAGAAGCTCATCTTCGGTTCGCTGAAGAAATTCAGGGCCGACCTCGCCTGCCGTAAAACTATTCCGGTAGGACCGTCTTCGAGCCATTGCGTCGCCGTCCTCTCCATGCCCGCACAAGAATTGGGTTTTGGTTGATGTCCCGGCCGCGGATCTGCCGCTTGTCACGCGCGATGGAACTACGCAGCATCATTTCCGCCTCTTGCTCGGCGCGGCCAGCTTCGGTGAAGTCGTTCATCAGCGATCGGATCAGGGCCGCATACCCCTTCTTCACGATGGCTTCGGCAAAGTCGGCTGGCCAGCGTGCCTCTGGGACACGCCAGTTTCCGTGCACCTCGATCGTGCCGCTGAACGGCAGCGCAATCTCGCCATCCTCGAGGTATTCCACCTGCACATCTGAACCGCCGCAGCGCACCCACCGAACGTTCAGAAACGCGGATGGAACGGGATACAGGTAATTTCCATTGTCTGCCTGCCCGGACGACTGGACGGATTGGGCCTTCACACCCCATGTCCATGCATGGCGGGTGAGCGCGGCCTTCACCATCGGCTCGTAAATCTGGTCGAGGATTGCGGCCTCTTTCGAGGTGTTCACCCCGGGCGTCAGAGGCTTCGCACCAAGCGACAGAAGCATCGAGTTCTTCACATTTACGGGGGCGGCGTATGTTGTCATGAGGCCAAGATGCCTTCATGCGGGGGTGCAGAGCGACGCACCCAACAGAGTGAGCCCCCCACATGTATCGCCTCACGCGGGGGGCTCTCAGGCCAGAATGACTAACGGGAGGAAGAGATCAGTCGCTTTTGGCCTGGTTCATGTAGGCAAAGTAGACCTTCTGATCGATGGTCTTGCCCGTCACCGTTTCCAGATAGGCTTGCTTGATGTAGCCTTTCGCGGTCAGTTGGTCCGGAATGGTTTCGAGATCGATCGCTTTGGCGGCGGCGACCACCTCTTCGACCGTGGCTGGCGCGACCTTGCCGCTGCCGTGGCCCGTCAGCTTGGGGGTCTTCTTCGAATCGACAAGGCTGACAGGCTCAGGGCGGGACTGTGGCGCTAGCGTTGGCACCGAGACGATATCGATGCGGTCCGTCTTGGTCAGGTCGATCGGCTCCGGCTTCAGCTCAGGCTGATCGAGCTTCATGGCGGTGCACTCGTTCATCTGCCGGCGCGTCACACGCAGTTTCGTGTTGGTCTTGAGATATCGCGCGTCTTTCGTAACGAAGGGACTGCGAAGGACAACATCGACGATTTCATCGTCTGAGTGGATTTCGACATCTGTGTCGGACATGGTTAGGGCTCCCTGGTTGATACGACGAGACTATCGGCGGAGGTGCAGCCCAAACTACGCACCAACAAAAAAGGGCCTGACACAATGGCCAGGCCCTTCCCCATGCGCTCGCCCCGTGCAGGCTAGTGCGCGTACCCTTTCGGGAAGTTGGTGCGGTGTTCGGCGCCTTTGACAAAGGCCACCGTGACGGTGCCGGCAGAAGGCTGGGCACCGAAGTCGATGACAATCCGGTTGTACTGCTTGACGCGACGGTTCGGTCGCAGGAACAGCGGAACAAGATCTCCGGAGCGATATTTTGCATCATCTTCGGACTGGCGGACGACCGTATCGACACTCGAGAAGTTGGAGGCATCGGAGGTTTCCCACCGAATATCCACCTTCGTTGCGTCGGTCAGAACAGAGTCGGCCGAGAACATGAGATCCATGTGCTCGCCGCCCTGAACACCGAAGCCAGTTGGCAGGCCGATGTCCGTGGACGTCAGGGTTTGTGCCGCGGTAGCATCTTCGCCATCGAACACTGTTAGGAGCGCGTCTCCAATCATGTCAGTTTCCTTTCAGCCTTACGAAATCGTGGCTTCGTTGTTGACGATCGTGTCGCAGACCCGGAACGGAATTCCGTCGACCGAAAGAACCGGTTTGCCCGTGACCTCGCTTGGCGAGATATTCACATTCTTCTTGTTCTGGGCCTGGAGGCGCATTGCCTCCCGGACCTTACGGTTCCCGTAAAAGGCCAGGCGCGCAGCACCGCCGGGGATGCGTTCTTGTGCCCTGGCGACCAGTTCGTACAGGTCAGCGCCGCCAGAGGTTGGATCGGCATTCAATGCATTCACATCGATGTTGCAAATACGGACGATGAAGCGGTAGTCGCGGACAACAAGTCCGATATCCCAGGCGTATTTGTCTTCGACCACTTCAAGATTTCGCTCGACACCACTGTCTGTGTAGGTCTTGACGCGACGCCCGAGATCCCTGTGACTGAGCCCGGCTTCGGAACCCTTGGGGTAAATGCCGTGAACAGCATTCTCGCCGTGGCCAACCAGCCAGATCGAGGTGTTGTTCGAGCCGGAGCCGCCACCCTTGATGACGTAATCTTCAAGTTCGTCGGCCGTGGTGTTGTAGCGCGGAGCGAAGCCCATGAATTCTTCCAGCGGATTCACGTTGGAGTTTCCATAGAAACACTGGCGCGCAACCTCTTGGTTGAAGCCTTCGATATGAGCGACATGTTCGCTCATCCGATAGCCCTCGCCATTCTTGTCCACCAGGTCAGCGTCGGCTTGAGCCCAATCTTCCAGCATGATGCAGGATTCTTCGATTGTGCCGACATCCGACTTGGTGGCTGCAGTGCCCCGGTTGAACAGGCGAGCCTGTGGCGTCGGCAGGCTGGTGCGCAGCGTGGTGACGTGCTTCTTGTCGTTGTTACATTCAATGAAGGCGAGGTCTTCGAGAATGCCTTCCTGCGTGCTCAGGATTTCAATGATGCGGGCTGGCTTGCCATTAGAATCCATCCGTTTGGCAAGATCGGCGAGAGTCGGGTTGCGGGTGGCGTCCATCAGGCTTTAGCTCCAGGTCTAGACGTTGGGTTATCGAAAAAGACCGATGCATCGGACTTGCGCCCGTCCCCGTTGGTCTCATTGGTTGGCGATGCTGAGCCCTCGTCGCCAAGGCGCTCAAGGATTGCTTCTGCGAACTCGACCAGGGGGGCCGAATTCATGGCGTTGATGAAGGCCATAGATTGGGCCGACTTCTCTTTGCCGAGCGCTTGGAATAGGCCGCTGGCAGCTTTGTTCGCGCGCTCTTTGGCCTTATCGACGTCACCGTCATCGGCGAGCTTTTTCCACTCGGCAGTCTGGCGCTCGACCACGGCCTCCGAATTCACGTCATAGGACTGCTTGATGATCTTGCCATAGATGCCCATCAGGCCGGATACGGCTTCCTGACCGACATTGTTGGCGCGTGCCCAGGCCGTCATGTCAGCGACGATCGGATCGGCTGGATCAACCTTCACGACCTCGCCATCTTCGCCCTTCAGGTCGAAGTCTTCACCGAAGGAGAGATCGTATTCTCCGTCTTCGGCTGGAACATCGGCCGCGACCTTGCCGAGCGCGTCGGCGATGGCTTGCATATTGGGCTTGCCGTCGGTGACGAACTGCTCGCCAAGCGTGGAGACGTCGAACTCGTTGCCGCCATCTTCCTCGCCTTCAGGGGGGGCATTCGGGTCGATCGATGCGAGAGCACCGCCTTCTGCCGCTGCGGCTGCGGCCGCTTCGACTGCGCTTGGTGTCGTGCCCTCACCTTCCGGAGTTTTGGTTTCGTCGGTCATTTGCTAGGCACACCGAATACAAGGCGACGTCCGCCGTTTTTGTCTGGGGCGATGCTGGCGCCGTGAACCATCGTCAGGGCCTCGGCGACCGCATATGTGCCGTCGAAGTTTTGCTGCTGAGTGGTGATCTGGACCAGGCAACCCACACCGGGTACGGGCATCGCCTTGGTCGACTTCATCCAGCCCTCGTTTTCGGACGATGCCTTGCAGAGCAATTGCCATGCATCACCATCACCCACGACATTCAGGTCAGATACGTTGATCGTCGCGCCGCTCAGGTCGGAGTTGTGGAGGGTTTTGGGCGATCCGCCGAAGAAGGGGTCGACAATCGCGGGTTCGGCGTCGGCTTCGGCCGCTTTGATCTCGGCCTCGGTCGGGTACGGAGATTGAGCATATGCGCCAAACGGGCTGTCAGTCGTCGTCGGAAAGGTCTGGACGTCCTGGGTCGGGCTGGCTTCGGAGGCCGGGGCTGGACTGGTGACGTCTGCGCTTGCCGTCGGCTGGTCCTGCTGCTGCTCGCTCGTCTGATCCGTCATTGGTCGGGTCCTTGTTCATCATGGCGATAATTTCTCGAGCCATAATGCGGCGCGCCCTCAACTCTTTGGACGCACCGTCGGAACAATCGGGTTTTTCGATGGCTGCCAGTTGGTCGAGAAGCCAATTCTCGATAATCTGCCCGGCCGGCAATGTTGCGATGGAACGGAAGGCCGCATGAACCTTGTGCAGTTCGGGCGCCTTCTTCGCCCCAGTCGCCAAATCGCGGAACTTTCGAGCGGTGGATTCCTTCATGACCTATGCCTTGTTAGAGAGGTTGCGCATGTTGCTGAGCAGGCCCTGCAGGCCCTCTGGCTGTTCATCGAATGGTTTGAACTCAAGCAGTTTGTCGCCGGACTTCTGCTTCCAGTTTTCGAGGGTTTTCACCGCGTCGGTGTTCGCCAGGAACGCTTCACCGAAGATCCCGGCCGCAGCCTGCGCAAGCTGCATCGAGGCGCTGACCTCTTCTGCATCGGAGGTTTTCGTGATCGGATTTTCGAACGAGACATCGATGATTTCGCCATCGATGCTGAGAGGCGGCAGATCCCCGCGAATGGTCAGAATGTGATTGAAGCGATCGAGGATCGGCAGCACCCATTCCTTGTAGACGCGCAGGCGGGATAGCTGCAGGCGGCGCTCGGTCATGGCGCGCTCATCGATCCACTGCGTTGCCGTCGGCGGGGTTTTCCCGGTCTGATCCGGCTTGTCCTGGAAGAGCGCACGCTTCACCGCGAGACGGAACTGCTCTCGCTCGAACAGGGCTGTATCAAGATCCTGCTCTGCGATCAGCCATTGCACTTCACCGGAGTTGCGATCGCGCGGAAGCGCCATGCCGGCATCGATTCCCCCCTCGGGATTGAACAGCCCATCCTCGTAATAGCTGAACGGAGGATCGACGCGCTTGCCGAGATTCTTCAGGAACAGGTATCCGAGTTCTTGCAGGACGTTCGCGGAAGGCATGGCCGTCATGGCTGGCCCTGGCCCCCACGATGAGAAAGGCGCATCCGACCAGCGGAGCGTATGGACCGCGCAAGCGCCCATACCCTTCTGCTTTTTCATCTGGACGACTTTGCCCTGAATGCTGACGAAGAACATCCAGTCGAACGGGCCATCATACAGGCGGTAATTGCCCTGCACGACGACGACATCCTGATTTTCCCCGATGCCCATGTCGCGCAGGTGGGGCTCCATCTTGATTTTGGGGAACAGGTGCTGGAGGTGTTTCTTCTTGGTCAGGAACTCCATCGCCCGGAGATCCAGTTGCCCATGTGGGCCGATGTCGTCCAGCAGGTTCGACATCACGATCGGCGTGCACTTGATGTTGCCGCTCTTCGAATACGGAATAATAATCCCGCCCTTCGAGCCCGCCAGGTCAAGCCACGCCTGCTGGGACTGCTCGTAGAAGTCTGAATTCTTGATCGCCTCGTAGATCAGCCTCTCGCGGTCTCTGATCATGCCCTCGGCCTTTTTGGCCAGAGCGTCACCGAGCTGTGTTGTCGGCTTCAGATTGGCCCACGGCTTATAGTGCGGCGTGAACCGGTCCATCATTTCAGCGCCGAAATCCAGGGTGCACGCCTGCAGCGTGTCATCGAAGACGTCTTCCTGCTCTTCCATGCGGGTTTGGGTATTGCGGGAGACGGTGCTGCTGATCGGAACACGGAACGGCAGCGCCAATTCGTAGAATCGGTTGAGGGCTGATGCGACGGTATCGCGGTCTGACCGCGCCATCTTGATCCGTTGGACCAGTTTGCCTTCGGGCGTATGAGCCTCGTGGTACTGACGATCGATCATGCGTAGAACCGCGAGTCTTTGAATTGCGTCGCCAGGGACTGCTGAAGCCCGGCCGCTGTGCGCGGTGCGATGGCCGGCGCCACGGATGAATACTGGCCGGTGGCCGGGTTGAAGGAGGACAGCCCGCCGCCGGTTGCGCCCGGCGCGAAGCTGAAGCCCCTGACGCCAGGCGTCGCCGGCTTCGCGCCAAACCGGCGGATCAGCTTGCGGGTCGTGTTGTCGGTGTATTCCTGCGCTTCTTCGAAACGAGTCGCTTCAGCGCGGGCCTCAGCCTGCTCCCGAAGTTTCTTCGTCTCCGGATCTTCCTCGATAGGCTGGGCTTTGGCTTTGACGCTCATCTTGTTCCTCAAACGCGGGGACTGCTCCTGCGCGTACAAGATCGCGGTAAAGTCCTATCGGCCGGAACGCACGGGTCCGGATGCCGACCGTCCGGGCGATGGTCTGGGTGCACCAGTTGCCAAGTCGTGCCGAGTAGGGCGAGCCCGGCTGCTGCCGGATTTTGAGGATTTTGACGTCATGCATGTAGAGCTCTGTGAGGATCGGACGGAT